TTACCTGCGCGTCAGGATTTTATCGATTAAGCCGTATTCTTTTGCTTCTTCAGCCGATTTAAAGTTGTCGCGGTCAGTGTCGCGCTCAATGATTTCAAGCGGCTGTCCAGTGCGTTCCGCAAGAATTTTGTTCAGCTTGTCGCGCAATGAAAGAATGCGTTTTGCGGCTATTTCGATTTCAGTCGCCTGACCTTGAGCTCCGCCGAGCGGCTGGTGAATCATCACTTCACTGTTTGGGAGGGCATAGCGTTTCCCTTTCTCACCTGCAGCAAGAAGGAACGCACCCATGGATGCCGCCATTCCCGTACAAATCGTGGAGACTTGCGGCTTAATAAGCTGCATCGTATCATAGATCGCCATACCGGCCGTAATGGAGCCGCCCGGGCTGTTAATGTAGATGCTGATATCTTTTTCAGGATCTTCCGCTTCAAGGAACAAAAGCTGTGATACAATGGAGTTCGCAACATTGTCATCGATTGCCGACCCCAGCATAATGATGCGGTCTTTCAGCAGGCGTGAGTAGATGTCGTATGCTCTTTCCCCGCGATTCGTCTGTTCAATGACTGTAGGTATTAAATTCATAATGCTCCTCCTTCACCTTAAAAGGTAAGTATGTAGTTTAATCATACATTTTTGGTCAATAAAGGTCAAACAAAAAGCGTTTCCCCAAACGTTATGATCTGTGTACCATTTTTCCCAAAATGACAAAGATTCAAACGGAGTGCGGAAATCTAAATTTCTTCAGTACGTTCTGCATGATCAGAAAAAAGGTTGAAATTTGAAAGAAGATCGAGTATAATAATCATTGCTGACGCATAAAGGAACATAACGTGCGCTCGTAGCTCAGCTGGATAGAGCGGTGGTTTCCGGTACCACGTCTGCCGGGGGTTCGAATCCCTCCGAGCGCGTCCAATACGTTTTAACCCCGTCATATCAACGTTTTCCGACGGTCCGTTAAAGCGAAAAGTGTAGCGGAAGGACACGGTCTAGGAAGAAACGGAATGACGTTTTTAGCGGATTTCGTGTCGCCTATATCGAACTGGTTCGAGTCTTCTACGAATGCCTTGCGGAATAATATTTCGGGAGGCTTTTTTATATGGCGATAATTAGACGAAAGCAAGGCGTTAGATACCGGCGCGATGTAAGTCAAACGGAGCTGAGACCGTCTTATATGACCGTTCAAGACGCTCTAGATGCGGTGGTTTTGGTGTTTACAACCGAGAACTACCGCGATCGAACGATTAATGACTATCGAAGATATTTCGACGAATTTACGGAAGTAACAGGGATTCGTATGACGGACCCTGTAACGTCTGTTAGCGAAGATCATTTTCGTAGTTATATCACGATAATGTTAAAGCAACGCAAGCTATCACCAGTTACGATTAATATTAGGCTTGGCGGCATCAAGTCGATATTTAGCCGAATGGTGGAGCGAGAAATCATAAACGAAAGCCCCGCCAAGAAAATTACGAAACTGCGTGTCGATCAAACGAAAATAAAGAGCCTGACCGATTCACAAGTAAGACGTTTCTTTGGCGTAATTGACAAGGATACTTATGCTGGTTTCCGAGATTATGTAGCGTTCTATGTATCGTTAAAATGCGGCCTGCGTTCGAATGAGCTGGAAGGTCTTAATCCGGATGATATCGACTTTGAAAATAAGGTGCTCATGCTTCCTGGGGCGATTAATAAGAACAGAAAGAATCGAATGGTGCCCATGACGGACAAAGTTGCCGAGCTTCTAAAACAACTTCTCATAGAGACAACCGAATATTTTGGGAACGTAGGAAAAGTTTTCGTTAATCAATACGGGGAGGAAGTAGCTAAAGATCACCTAAGGAAGCGTGCGGATAAGTACGCTAAGTTAGCAAATTTGAAAAACGAGTGTAGGGCGAGCATCCACAGTCTTCGACATACATTCGCAATCAATTACTTGCGCAACGGGGGCGATATTCGGTCGTTACAAAAAATATTAGGGCACGCAGACTTAGAGTCAACGCAAGTCTACCTTGACTATGTAGATGATGTAATAATCGAACAGTTTAATAAAGCAAGCCAAAACGACAAGCTCGACGTGTAATGAATTAACCTCGTCTTTTAAGGCGGGGTTATTTTTTTGCCCAAAACGTTGCCGATTCGAATTTACATACGCATCTATTATTGAACACGAAAAAATTTTCGGAATTGATGTCCCAATAATAAAGATTGACTACGTGTTTTATAAGTGAAGGCGAAAAATTTCGTATTTATTGTGCGGTTTTGAAAAGTCGCGGGTATTATTTCGTGAAGGAGGTGGCCGGATGGGTGCCGTAAGCAAACGTAATTTTTGCGGATATGCAGCAGAAAGTATTGTCCGTGCTGATTTGGCGAAGAAGGGAATCGTTAGCCTTAGTCCGGACATACCGTGGGTCCATTACGACATCGTTGCGGATGTAGACGGAGTATTTACGAAGATTCAAGTCAAAACGAATATGGAACACGACGGATATCGGATGAGGATCGATAATCGAAAATCTAACGGAGCAAGCCGTCCATACACGAAGAAGGATTACGACATACTTGCGATCGTGGATTTAGAGAATCGACGGGTTGCGTACCTTCCTTACGATGTGTGGCAAGGGAAATCGCAAATTTCGATTATGCTTCGAGAGGTGGTCGATATGAACGGATATGGCGGAAGCAAACAACCGTTATACTTTTCGGATTACTTAGAATTTCCGGAGATCGTTACGAAAGAGATTGCGGGGTGATAAACGTATGACAAACGAACATCAACGACTTGTCTCAGTCGAATCGCAGTCCGAATATAATCTGACGTCCGGCAAGTCCGAAACGCGTATCTTCGTCAAAATGTACGTCGATGCCGTCAAGAAAGGGTTGATTGCGGACATCGGAGCCGATCGTTGGCAAACGTTATGTGTCCTCTCGTCATTCATGAACGAAAAGGGCGAATGTTATCCACGCAGGATCAGATCGCGAAGGCGCTGAATGTACGAAGAGAGGCCGCAAACAAACGCATCAAGGCGCTGTGTGATTATCGTTGGCAAGGACGTCCGTTAGTCGTTAAGCAGAAGACGAGAGATCCGAAAACTCAGCGATGGGAAAACACGCGATACACGATCATGCCGATCAGCCAGCTTGCGATATTTGACGGGAATACGGAAGAATTGCCGGAGCCTTGTGACGAGTAACCGCACACGGCTGAGCCATATATGGCTAGACAGCACACTAACAAGAACCATCTTTTAACTAGAGCCATTAATAACTAGATAAATAATAGCGCTCATATACATTCGCGCGGATAGTCTTATTAAAGATGTATCGCGATTAATAACATCTGCAAGAGTGAGCGTATGCGAACGAATTGCTAGGTTTTAATAATAACGAAGGGAGTACGATAGTATGGCTTTTTACGAATATACACAGAACAATAGCGGTGGGTCTTTCATTACGAATGATAAACTTTGTCACCGGATCTTCATTGAGGCGAATTCTTACGAAGAAGCGGACACAATTGCAGAAGGCCTTGGCGTCTACTGGAACGGAGTAAGCGAAGGTATTGACTGCGACTGTTGTGGAGATCGTTGGGGAATCGCAGACCCAGTCGATTTAGATCGTATTAACAAAAAAGGATGGGAAGCAGGGGTTTACTCGAATATAGCTTCGCCTGAAAAAGAGGAGGAATGGAAGGCGCGATACGGTAATTATCCGATTCACACTGCACCAGTATGGTCCGATTATATATTCCGAAACTACTCCGGAAAAATTGCATTCGAAAGTATCGAACAGTACGCTCAGTTCCTAGCGGACGAATACGGATGGACGACGCCAGACGCACGAATTTTCTATAAGGACGGAACAATTGCCGAGATTAACAAACGAAAAGCTAACGAAGGATCTGACGAAATCCATGCCGATTGAAATCCCGATTTCCCCCGATTACAAACTCTCGTCAGACGAACGCAATATCATCGTAAATGAACGCTATTTCACCGATCCAACGAAAGCGCCGAACTGGCCGAAGCGGTTCGCCGACAATCCCGATCTTGATCCGTCACCAATCGCACGTTGGCGAGAGATCGCGTACTTCTCATCGGCTGACCGCGCAATCATGTTCGTCATGGATCGGCGGATTAAATTATCAGACGCCAAGACGCTGGAAGAGCTCGCACGAATTATACGGGAATTTCGCGGGGAATTAGCGGCTTTGTTGACAGTCGAGGGTAATCGTAAGGGCTGACGTTGGAAGGGCGAAAATACACGAAATGGAGGCGTTAAAATGAAAGACGAAATCGCAGACCTGCGTTGTGCCGTTGCCGGATTGATTGCGGAAAACGAGCGGTTGAAGGAAGAAAACGAGCGCTGGGCTAGAGAACTCGCGGCTATTCGCGATATGCTGCCGAAAGATTACGGATTCGAGGAAGGCACACTCGAATATGCGGTAGCTTATCCGGAAGGCGTAAGAGACCTCGTGAAGCAAACGGTTGAGCGAATGCAGGCTTCCGACAAATTCAACGAATATTTATACGAAGAATGCGATGAATACAACGGTAAACTTATTAAAATGCTCGCAGATTGCCTGCCGGCTCTGGACGAAAGCAAGACGGATTATACGGAGTTATCAAAAGAAATCCGGGAAATTTACGATTCCTTTTTCTCGGTATAAGGAGGGCGAATAAATGAACGTTACGATTACGATGTCTGACGACGAGATCAAGAAAATACTCCGAGACCACTTTGCGCTGAAAGGATTTAACGTTATACAAGAGCGCGTATACTCAGACGATCATGGCGCCGTACATTTCGATATACAACTGTATGCGTACGATATTCTCGCGAAGGAGGACGAATAGATGAGCGAAATTAAAAGGCCGGTAATTACGAAGGAGCAGGCGAGGGCGATCGAAGAAGGCATCAAGTGTTATGTCCGTCAAGGGTTAGATTTAGGTCCGAAGCTATATAATCGCTTTCTAATTGACCATGCGAACGTTCTTACGGAAGTAGACGATCCTTGGGCGGATATGTTCTCGTGTTTGAATGACCTCGACCTAATGACGATCGCAGCCGCATTAATCAACGGATATGAAGTCGAAAAGACACCGGAGGAGAAGGTGCGGGAGTATTACGCGGCCAATTACCAGCGACATGAGCAATCCATGCCTCGCAGTAAGGACGATTTTTACACATCAGGCGTTGCGGAAGGAGTCCGAAATACACTCGACTGCCTCGGAATCAAAATCGAAGGAGTGAATGCGTAATGACAAAAGATGAACTCGAAGCGATCCGTCAGCGTGTGGAAGCAGCAACGGAGAGCTATTGGGCCGCAGATGATAGTGAGTGGCCGGGAAACGAAAATCTTCGCTATTGGGTAAAAACACATTGGGACGGCGTTGCGGCGGCAGTAACGAAAGAAGACGCAGATTTCATCGCAAACGCACGCCAAGACATTCCGGAGTTACTCGACTACGTTGCGGAGGTTGAACAAGAACTAAGAGAGGCAACGTTAATTATCGATCGAGTCGAGAATTTACTTAGCAAGATGCGATACGGAACGGAATACGAAGTGTACGGTGAAGTTTATCGATTCCTTTACGGAAAGGATGACGAAGATGACAACGTATGACTCAAAGCCGGTCGCCAAGTGGAACACGCGCGATTTCCAGGCGTACCTCAAAGCGGAGCACGAACGGCTTTACGGCGTCCCGTACGTACCTTTTCGCGGCTACCAAGCCGAAGCGGGAATGCTCGGTCATTGGGTCGGAACGAAACGGAAGCCAGGCGAATACGGGCCGGAAGTAACGAAGCGCTTCATCGACCTGTGCTTTGCAGAATACAGGCCGACGGCAGAATGGCCGGGCATCAGCTTCGGATTTATGCAGACGTATATGGGACGGAATTTGCAGCGGGCAGTGGCGGAAATCAGGGCCGAAGAAGCGGCGCAACAAAGGCGGGAGCAGCAGGCGGAAATCGGCGACGACTTTTATTAAACGGAGGATTGCGAAATGGCTTTAAAGTATACGATGGATAAAGACGAAATGATCGAAGCTATGGCGCAGTGGCTTACACGAAAAGGTTATGCGCCTGTGCACGGAAAGATATTAGTTAACTTTGAAGAAATTAGAGCGGAGTTTATTATCCGCGAAAAGTAGGAGGTGAACGCCATTGACTAACGAAAGAAACTGCGTCCTGGCTAACGGGTGCAAAGCGGCCGGCACGTCCGCCTGTACCCGCCAATGCCCGCACTTCATCGCACTACACGGCGCATCGGGCAACGGCGGCCGATCTGCGGCGGCAGGATTACCGCGAGAATACCGCCTAACAACGCTCGCCAATTCTCCGGCCAGAGCGGGCAGCCTGCGGTATATAAATCGGTTGAAAACTACGTCAAGACGTTCGAGCGCCAATTTGAACAAACGGAAGGCTATATCGAACCGGCTGACCGGATTAAGTCGTTGTATCTATACAGCGCGAACTCCGGCACCGGAAAGACGACGACAGCGGCGGCAATCCTTAACGAATGGCTGCGCGTCCATTACAGCGGATCTTTGCGGAGAGGTTTAACGCCATCACTACGTCCCGCCTATTTCCTCGATGTGAACGAATGGCAGACGGAATTCAACCTCGCAACCATGACGAACGACGAGGACGGCCTAGCGGAATTCCAACGTAAGATGACGCTTGCGATGTCGGCTCCCTTTGCGGTGCTGGATGACGTAGGTGTGCGGGATTGTACGCCAGCATTTCGCGGATATCTTCACGCAATAGTTAACGCGAGAGTGACGAATCAACTTCCGACGATATACACGAGCAACATTGCGATCGAACGGCTGCCGGACGTTTTCGGAGAGCAACGTCTGCCGGACCGGATTCGTGACCTATGCCGCGTAATTGAATTCGAAGGAGAATCGAAAAGGGGGCTGCGGAGATGAAAGCCGACATCACTTTCGGAGACCTAGTCGAAGTTGACGGATACCCGGACCGTATTTTCTACGTTGATGCGCGGCGGAAAGTCGAAGAGGAGGACGATACCGGCGTCTCCAATTACGTCGAGTTCGATCTGACGGACGCAATTAACGGCGAATGGCTTGTCGCTGATTCGAGTGACCTACGGTTGGTCTGTCGCGAACAGTACGCCGAACGGTTCCTTGACGATTTTGATTACGAAAACTATCCGGAGCCGGAGGGAATGGCGTTTCACTTTCCGGAATTTCTTCCGGAATTGCCTGACGAAGAAGTCGTGACAAAGATTAGCGAAGGAATCAAAAAGGCGAGGGATGACATGGCGAAAGACAATACGAAGAAAATCGATGAGCTGCTTGATAAGTACATCGATTTTATGACGCTTTATGAGCTGATTGGTGACGAGAACTATAAGTCGTATGCTGATGGAGTTCTGGCGAAATTAAAGCGGGAGGTCGAGCGGTAGTGAACTATAAACTAAATCCGAAACTTACACAGTATTTCAAGGATGTTGAAAATGAGAGAAAGAGTGATGGCGCACTATTTGACGAATTTGCTAAAAAAGTTCAAGGATGGATAGATTCAGAATTTCAGAGGGCTTTCGACCGTTTTGGATTAACGTTTAATGAGGCGAAGGAACACGTTCAGATCAAAGAAGATGAAAACGGAAATAAGGTTATTTTGATTGATGATAGGCCCGCGTTCAAACTCGACGTATCCGACATCGAAATTTATGATTCAGGGGCATGCGTTAAGCACTCTTTTCAGCGCCTTTATGAGGAGGCTGCGGAATAATGTACCGGCTACTCTATCCGTTAAAATGGACGTTTGCCGCGCTGGATTGGACGTTCTATTACATCGGTGTCGCTGCGGACTTCGTATCGGATATGTTCGGTGAGGCTTCCGACTATTTCCGCATTCGAATTGAAATCGCAGAGCAGCGGAAAAGAGGCGTCCGAGTGATTTACATTAAGAGAGTGAGGAGGGATCGCGGATGAACTACGGTGTTTTAATGCTATCGAAAGTGATCGAACAGAACGAACCGAACGCGTTGCTGCGCTTTAATATCTCCGCCGAGGATCTGCCGACGGAAGGCGAACGCAAGGCACTACGATACATCACGGAATACGCAGAGAAACACGGAGGCCGGGCGCCGACTGCCGAAATGGTGGCGAATGAGGTGCCGGACTTCCAGCCGGATTTTAACATCGAGGCCAGTTACGATTACCTTGCGGAGAAATTGAAAAATCGAGCAGCGATGTTGGAATTCGCAGAACTTGCGGAAAAAGAGCTTCCGGAGCGCTTTAATAATTCGCAAGATAGTCCGGAAGAATTATTTTCATGGTTGACGGATGAACTCGAAAGGATTAAAATTAGAACAAACGTTCGTGATACGATCGGTATCGATATAAAACGAGATATCGACAAGTTCAAAGCCGAATATGAAAACCGCAAAGCTGGCGAGTCTTTCCGGATCTGGCGCAGCAAGTTCGACTTCATAAACCGTGCTATGGGCGGCTATGTTTCATCGAACGTATACGTCATTTATGGGAAATCCGGCCGGGGAAAATCGGCCATAGCGTTAGAGGAGATGATTAACTGTGCGATGCAGGGGGCGAACGTACTAATTTGGTCGATGGAGATGGGCTGGTACGAGGTTCTTGTCCGGCTCTACGTTTCAATTTCTGGAGAGTTCGGAATCGATAACAATCCGTTAGAAGATGTTGACTTGGATATCGGAATCGAATATACAGGCCCCGGCGGATTTAATTCGCGCGATGTTAGACAGGGCAAGCTTTCCGAAGAGTTTGAGGCCGGATTTATGGAGTTCCTCGACAAGATAAACGAACTGATTCCGGGGAACATTATCGTTCGTGCTGTGGATGACGAGAATTTCAACTCCCGGAAGCTCCGCGATTTAAAATCGGACATTATCGAAACGAAAGCCGACGTCGTGCTCATCGATCCCTTTTACTATCTCGATTACGAAAAGAACACGTCAAAGACGGCGGGCGGAGACGCGGCCGAGACTTCGAAGAAACTCCGCCGTCTAGCAGGACAAACAAAAACGACTGTCTTTGCGTTGACGCAAGCGGAGGAAGGCGATGGTAAAGACGCAGACTCCGAATTAAAGCTTCCACAGCGTAAAGACGTCAAGAAAACGAAAGCGTTGCTCGAAGATGCTGCGCTATTGATTGCTGTTGATACGAACGCAGAGGAAGGACGGGGTCTTATCGGACTAAATAAAGGCCGGGACGGTGGCGAAGGAAAGAGCGCCGAGATTATATATCTGCCACAAGTGGGCGTGATTAAGCAGCTTGTCGAAGTCGTCGAAGAATCATCCGATGTGCCTTTTAATTTCTAAGACGTTGGAATTTATCGGATAACATTGTCAACATTTTCCGAGATTCTTTCGACAAATTCCGAAGGATTTTTTAAAAATTAGGACGTAATATATAGAACAATCCGGTTTTTAGTTCGAAAGGAGTGAGACGAAAGTGCCGACATTGACGTTAAACGGGCGCCCGGTCGACGTTGATATACGATATGAGCTCGAACAGTTCGAATGGACGCGGCCAACATGGACGGATGAGCGATTGCTGGCCGCAAGTCCTTTCCGTTATGATCGAACGCCGAGTTTTTACGTATATCTCGAAGACACAGCGACCGCAAAGGCCGGCTATTGGGGCGATAGCGGCTATTATGACGCAGAGTATGCCCGGGGCGGCTTCGTAAAGCTACTCGCCTTCTTGCGCGAAGAAACCGAGGAAGAGACGGTCGAATACCTCATCGATTCGTATGCGCCGGAATTGGAAGACGGAAAGCTCACGCTGAGGATGCCGAAGCTAAAGATCGCCAAGAATCGCGAACCGTTGAGCGAATCGATTCTCGACGATGTGGTTGCGGGGCCTAACGATTATTTAAACAAGCGCGGGATTATGCCGGCTGTCCAACGTTTAATGGGCGTCGGAATGGCTGGTGGTGCGGTTGCGCTGCCTTGGCGGTTGCCGAACGGGCGGCTTGCTAACGTAAAGTACCGGTCAACGCGGGGCAAGGCGTTCTGGTACGTCAAAGGCGGCTGGCCAATACGGGACCTTGTTTACGGAATGAACGTCGTATATGATCGGCGGCTGACACGCGTTGTCTTATGCGAGGCGGAGATCGATGCGCAATCGTGGATGACGGCGGGAGTGCCGGCGATCGGGACCGGTGGGTCTTCGTTCAACCAACGGAAAGCGGATATCATCGTCCAGTCTCCGATCGAACACGTAACAATCGTGACGGATAACGATAAGGCTGGCGAGAAGTTGCGTGCGGAGGTCGAGCGTTATTTATACGGGAAAGTCGGACTGGCACACGGGTATATTACGGAAGGAAAGGATGCGAATGAACTATTGATTGCGAAGGGAAGAGCGGAGTTGAAGGCGGTGTATGAGCGTGCGGAGGACGTTAAGAGCTGGCGTCTGGAGTTACCTAAACGGGTAAGTTTTTCGTTGACGGGCGACACTTAATCCCGTCAACGACCGACTACCGATTAGTCTTCGACGATCCATTCATACAGGTCGTCCATATCTCCTTAAAAAGAATGTATGTTCGCTTTTTAGGTTAAAAAGAATTGTCAAACCACTCTATTACACCAAGTGGTTCAAAACAAATGGTGTATCCACCATAGTTAACAGTAGCACCGTATTTTTCTTTATAGCGCTTAATGGCGTCGTCTAAAAATTCTTCTGTAATCTCAAGGTACTGAGCAAGCTCATACCTATTTCTTATAGCTTCTTTGTGGGCTTGAACAATTTTGGACAAAGGTACTAGCTTTTCGTAAGCCCACGTTCTCGCAATTTTTTCTTGTCTTCGCTTTTCAATTGTATCTTGATCAACTATATCCCCACTCGATGTATAATAATGACCAAGTTCTTCGGCAAGTATGCAAGTTTTTTCATAAGAGGTCTCCATGTTTTTATTAATCAAAATAACATTTTTTGAGTACAATCCCTTGAGTCTATGAGGCATTTGTTTTTCATAGGTGTCTATACCAAGGTGAGTAGCCTCCGAAAGTAATGTTTCGTACATCTCAACTACTCCTGTTGTTTTCTTTTTAAGCGGACAAACTCTTTGAAACGTTCGATCTCCCTTAACTCTTCTTCTGTCCAATCTTCACCATCGTGATGAGCGGCTATAGTATCTATGTCGTATTGGCCTTGTATTTTCGGATCATCGGTACGGCCAAGTAGGTAGTCAACAGATACATTGAAGTAGTCGGCTACTTTTTTGAGTTTGTCACTCGAAGGGTTATTCTGCTTCCATGAATAAGTAGAGTTTTTTCCGAATCCTACATTTTCTTCTAGTCTTGAGAGGCTTATGCCTCGATCTTTACAAAGTTTTTTAACTCTTTCAAACGTAATCATATCAACCATCCTTAATGGCTCATGAAAACAAACTAAAGAAATCTTTAAAAAACAAGTTGACATTTAAAGAAATCTTTAATAAACTGTGTTCATAAGCTATTTATTCAGCTTCTTAGACACTACAAATTAAAGCCTTAAGCTACGTCTCCCAACGTTTCAGGCTGTTTTTGTAGGGTTTATTTAGATATGTCTATACTCTACAATATTCTTTAATTTATGTCAACAAAAAGCTAAATAATTAGCAAAAAAAAATAAAGATAAGAAAAAATTCCGGAAACGATGTCCCAAAAGTAAATGCCAACTACGTGTTATATAGTGTAGGGCAAAGGAGGAAAAACATTTGAAAGAAAAACAATTGAATAGGATTAAAATTGCTTTGGAGAGCGGTGCCGTTCCATATGTCATAAGGGAGTCAGAAAGAATCGCTCATCTAATTCCAGATTTCACTTCTTTTGAGCAAGAATGCTATTGGCGAATCGGAAAAGCTTTGTTGGCATTCAGAGACAACGGGAGAGAGAAGAAAGCTCTCATTCAAAAGATAATCAGAAGTGTAAGAGCTGACTTTTTAACCGGGAAAAAGAGAAGAATCAGATACGACACCTCATTCGAAGGTGAGGATGGAACTGTATGGGAACCTGAAGACATTTCGGCGAACGTCGTAGGCGAGGTTTTATTAAAAGAAAAGATCGCCCTGTTGGCGCAGGACGATCCACGAAAAAAAACGATATTGGCAATTTGGAACCGAGGATGCACAAACGATTCGGAAATATCATCGCTTTTGGCGAAGCGATTTGGCGGAAATCCCGAGTCTCATCGTAAGTTCATCCGGCGGTTCAGGGTACACTGTCAGAACCAACTAACAGCATAAAGTTTCTTTCTAAAACGCAACTAGCCTCGGAGGGCGTAGTTACATCCTCATCATATCTAATCTGTTGGCAAAAGACAAGCGAACAGTATGCGAACACACCCTCCGAACTAGTACGTTTTACCTAAAATATATGGAGGCGAACGTACTATGAATATCCCCAAAATTACCGATTTCAATACGTATCCAGCGCTAGATCAGCGCAAACTTACCGAAATTTTATATCAAGGCGCATGGCCGGTCGACGAAGATCCGGCGGACTACTACCGTCCACTTTCGATTCAGGCGGTGCGAGTCGGATGAAACATTACGAAGTCACAAAGCACGCCGTTGATCGTACAGTCGAACGTCTCGGAATCAAGCGAGAGCATGCGAAGGGTCACTTGCTGAACTTAATGCAGACGGCTTATTACGTAGGTCAACAGTCGAATGCAAACGGGCGTATTACGAAAATATTCGATCATATTAACAGCCGAACGCGATTGCTCGTTAACGATAGCGCTATCGTAACCGTTTATCCAATGGCGGACCCACTTGACGCAACTTCTAACGAACTTCCTGACGAAATGAAGACGGCTTTACGACGCAAAGCAAACGCAATGATTCGCCGCATCAAACGCGAGAGACGGGTGCTTAACGTCCAGCTTGCGGAAAAGAATCTCGAAATTGCTCAGCTCGAACTCAATCGCGCAAAGGCACGTTCGAATAAAGTTATCGCAAGCATTGACGAAAAGATTTCCGTTTTGAAATCCGAACATGGCGAGCTTGCGTCCAAACTTTCGGAGTTAACCGAAAAGGAAAAAGGAGTCGCCGCCTATGTCTAACGCATGGTTAATCGAAATTGTCGGAGTCATTGCAGCGCTTGTAATTGGCGGACTTATTTACGAAGTTAATCGCGAAGAGAGCGAATGAGGGCGGCGATTGTGCGGCCCGGTGCTCGGAGAATGTCGGGGTGTCCGTTAAGTAAAAGAGTCGCGTCGCTACGGCTTAGCGCTGGCGGCGTTTCGGACGCAGATACCGGCATTTTGCGAGGGCCAAAAGCCTCAAAATTAAAACGTAGGGGGAAATCGAATGAGTCAATTTCAAAAAGGCGCGGCGGCGCTCAACGCTTTAAACTCAACGAACGAAGGCGGAAGCGGAAACGGGATAGAATTTACGAGCTTTAAGTCGGGATCTTCCTTTAAGGTTCGCGTACTAGGTACCGAAGACCTTATTCGTTTCTACAGCTACGGTATCTACAAGAAAGTAAACTCGTTCGTTGCGGAGAAACCGAGCAAGATGAACGATAAAGGCTTTCCGGTTGCGGATTACACACCGTGGGACCTCGCTTGGAAGTATTATCAGGATTTAAAGAAGGCGGCTGCGGATAAGGGCGACTCAAAAGCGGAAGAGAAGTACAAGGAAGAAGCCGCCAAGTATCGCGTCAAAGAACGTTATGCACTCGGCTTCATCGACTTAGAAACCGGTAATCCAATCATCATCGACCTTTCGAAAAAGCAAGCGCAGGCCGTTTACGCAGTTATCACGAAGTTTGAAAAGAAACTCGGAAAGGTTGCGTTTGAGCTTTCGAAAACGGGTTCCGGAACATCAACGACGGTCAGCTTAACGCCGTTTATCGATATGGAAGAGGATCTAACGGATAAGGAACGCGAGAACTTCAATAAATACGACGGAAAAGAATTCGATATGTCTTTGTTCGACGGCCTGCTTTTTGAAGCCGACGAGAAGACGCAGATCGAAAACCTTGTCGCAGCAGGATTCGATATCAGCCTTATCGGAAAAAGCCTTGGTGCCGGATCAAATAACGAAAAAGATGACGAAGAAATTAACGACGAAGATATGCCGTTTTAATAAAACGAAGGAGGACGATTGAATGTATGAATCTCGAATTGTTCTCGCGATAATATTTTTCGTTTTAGCAGGCGTACGAATCATCTCGGGTAATTTTGTTTTAGGAATTACTCAGGTAGCATGTGGCGTTCTGCTTTTAGAAACGGCGAGACTATACAAGTTATTGGAGGCGAAGTGATGGCGCATCTCAAGGAAACTATCGGCAAATATTCCGAACTGATCGCCCGCGCAGCTTTAATGGCTAGCGGGTGGCAGGCGGTATCAAAAGCGGAGACCGAAGAACCGTTCGATATCAGCGCAAGAGATCCGGGCACAGGCGAATGGAAGACGTTCCAGGTTAAGACGATTCGTGATCGTCGGGAAGACCGCGGCTATTTAACGGTAGAAGGGCGCAAAGGAGACGGTCAGCCTTATACGACGGACGACGTCGACTTCTTCATCGGCGTGCTGATCGGTGAGGGCAAATTCCCTCGCGTTTGGATGTTCGACAACCGCGGCATTACGGACTATTGGGGGCCGTCAGAACGGGAAGGTAAGCGCTGGGTCGAAATGGATCTGAATTTCATGCGGGAAGATTTTGCGGAAAATAACGAAGCGGAGGCGGTTTGACCTTACCGGGTCGGACGGTCAATAAAAGGAGGACGAACCAATGGCGAAATTAGAAGGCGTTAAAACTCTCGATATGGTGAACGGTGAAATTACGAAGGTTGCGTATAACGGTGCGGAGTATGAGCGCGTGGAAGGCCCCGCGCAAACGGGCGATTTAGTTTTACCCATTACAGATGGATTTCGCGATGCAACTAAGGGTAGTTTTTACAAAGCTATTGATGTTGATCGTGATGGGGACGCTGTAATTCTCGATGATGTTGGCGATAGAGATGGTTCGTTTAGGCATAACTACGACCTATTCCGCAAAGTCTCCGCGTCCCATCCGACATTAGAAGAGCGCGTAAGCACAAACGAAAAGGATATCGAATCCCTAAAATTCGACGTTGCTACGCTAAAAGGCGAAGCTGAACCGAAGTACATCCGGATTGACAAAAGCGAAGCGAAGGCGGGCGATTTCGTTAAGTTTATCGAGACTTACGATGACGATATTACAACGGAAAAGATGTACGAAATTGACCAGGTCGATTGGCTAGGAGATATCTATTTTACTGACGATGTCGGTGACGAAAACTATGCCTCAGCGGATGATACTTACGCAGTCTATCGCAAAGTAAGCGCCGCAAGCGCTGAGGCCGAGCCGAAGCCTGAGCGGTTGAAAGTCGGTGATTATGCGAAGGTGGTCCGTGAGGAATTCGGCCACCTATTTGATACCGATGACATAATCGAGTTAATTGAGGCGGGAAACAACCCGAATTTTAAAGCGCGACGTCTCTCAGACGGAGAAGTTTGGTTCGTCGATGCGTCGGAACTCGTCCGCGCCACTGACGAAGAAATTGCCGAAGCAAAAGACGCGGCAGCTCGCGCTCAATTTAAGGAAGGCGCTAAAGTCCGGTTGAAATCGGGCGGCGGGGAATATCCGTTATTAGGTTTCGAAAACGGAAAAGTCTATTCAGTAAGTTATAACAATGCTCGTCGCACCGACGGAAAGAGTATCGAAATTACACATGCCGGAATGCTTGGATACGCAACGCCTGACCAACTCGAACTCCTACCGGAAGAAGAGGCCGCAGAGATTGAAAAATGGGCCGCAATCGGACGCGAGGTTGACGAGTATAAAAAAGGCGATATTGTTGCGTATGATGATCCGGTTTGGTTCGAGACTAGCGGGTTCGGAGAGGTCGTTAGAAGAAGGAGCGAACGTGCTATAGTAATCGAGGCGTTGGATAATTACGGCTATGTCAAGAGATCTACTGTGCCTATCGATCGGCTAAAGCTCATTACGCCGGCCGAAGCGCGTTTCGATCGAAAGGACGACAAATAAGTGTCCGTAAAACCTGCCGCCATCTGCTCCGCATGTAACCGGGTATTGAACGAAGGGCGATCCGCAACATACGATTCGCTCTTCGACCGGTATTTTTGCGACGACGCTTGCTGGTCGGATTGGTATGCGGATAACGAGGCGGAACACAGACGGAAATGGACGGAGGAGGTCGATTTATGAGCCAGAAGACAGAGCGTATATTATCGTACGTATTGGGCGTGGGGTTGGCGTTCTCAGCGGGATTGAACATTGATAAAGAGACGTTAATCACGCTTCCTATTGCGGCATTAGCGATTATTTTGTTCGGCATCGTGGTCGCGGTAGACAAAGACGAAAAGTAGTCCGAACCCATCACGCGAGAAAGGAGGATGCGAATGGAACTCGGAAATCTGCAGTTGAATCTTAGCGCTTTGACACCTAAAAATGACGAAGTTAAAAACGAAAAAGTTGCCGAAACAGCCAAGCGGAAAAAGAAGGCGAAAACGGCCGAACCGATCGAGGAAAGCTGGCGCCGCATATTCGCAAGCAAGCTATCGGAAACTGACCGCCAACGATTAAACGAAGTCAAGGCGGCAATGGACGCGGGCAAGCTCGCCAGGAATCCGTCTGACTGCGTAAACAAGGCCGGAAACCCGAAGGCGTTCAGCAAAGCGGAAGCGATGCGGCTATGGAAGACGCTACAGGAACAGCGGCGCGAAGAAACCTTGCGGAAGATGGTCGAGAATACGCCGGAAAACTACTGGCTGATTACAGACGAAGCGCAGCTCAACGATTTACTTGCGTTACTTGCTGACGAAGAAGAGATCGTATTCGACGTCGAGACGACGGGCACAGACGTATGGAACGACTACATTGTCGGCCATGTATTGACGGCTATTAAAGCGGACATCCACGCGTATATCCCAACGAAACATAAGACGGATCATCCGCAATTAGATAACGACTTTGTCGTCGAAAAGCTGCGGCCGTTTTACGAAGATGAATCGATCGGAAAGCTCGCCCATAACGCAAAGTTCGATATTCACATGCTGGACCGCGAAGGAATCACATTGCGGGGCCTTACGTGGGACACACAGGAAGCGATGCGGCTGCTTAACGAAAATGAACCGTCCTTTGCGCTGAAGAACCTCGTCACGAAATATCTACGGATTAAATCGGACACATACGAAGACTTATTCGGAAAGATCGGATTCGATGAAGTGAGTGATCTAAGAATTGCGCTTGCTTATGCGGCAAAAGACGGTGATGTGACGAGGAAGCTCCGCGATTTCCAACGCGAACACCTGAAGAAGTTTCCGGATATCCTTCGCTACTATGAGACGGTAGAAGTTCCGTTAATCACCGTCGTACAGAAGCTCGAGTCAACCGGATTCGACATCGACCTAGATTTCGCGGAGGAATACGGTAAGGAGATCAAATCGGAAATCGATCGTTTGTATGCGGAGATTATCGACGAGTTGGGCGACATCAACATTAACTCGCCGGCGCAATTAAAGCCAGCGTTAGAAGAAGCGACCGGAGAAAAACTCGACTCAACCGACGCAAAGAAAGTTCTGAAACCTCTCGCTAGCAAACATCCGATCATTAAGAAGCTGCTCGAGTATAAGGAGAAGTTCAAACTGTACTCAACGTACATCAACGCTTTGCCGGAATTAATCGACAAGAGGACTGGAAAACTCTATACGAATTTTAATCAGAACGGCGCAAAGACTGGCCGGTTCTCTTCCGGTGGAACAGGCGTCAACCTACAGAATCAACCGAAGGAAGCCCGGAAAATGTTCGTAGCTCCTAAAGGATACGCGATTTTAGGCGGAGACTGGAGTCAGCAAGAATACCGATGCCTGGCGTACTTCTCGCAAGATCCGAAGCTAGTCGATAACTACTTGCAAGGGGACGATCTATACGCCTCAATCGCTTCAGAAGTTTTCAATAAGCCGATCGAAGAGTGCGGCGACGGATCAGTCTACCGGAAACAGGCTAAGGTCATCATGCTTGCGGTTGCTTACGGGGGTGGCGCGAACATGCTCAAGGACGCTATCGGAATATCGAAGAAAGAGGCGCAGAAGTTCCTCGACAACTTCTTCGAAAGGTTTCCGGTCGTCAAAAAGTGGGTCGAAACGAATCAAGCTTTCGTTAAGAAGCACGGATATGTTTGGATGGATCGCGGCCAACGTAAAAGACGGTTGCCGGACGCGAAGGACCGTAACGCCAAAGGGCATTATTCGGCCGTTTATACGCAGTCAACTAACGCAAGAGTCCAGGGGTCCGCAGCGATTCAGACAAAAGCGACGATGATTGCGCTTCAAGAGTTGTGCGATAGGAAGACGGCTGAAGGACGCGGAGAATGGCGGATATGGTGCGTGGTTCATGATGAAGCGCTGCTTTTAGTACCGGACACCATCACGCGAGAAGACGTGAAAGACTTCGAGGATGTCATGCTGAACACGTACGTTTTCGGAAACATTCCGAACAAGACTGATATCGAGATCTGCCGCAGATGGGGAAACGGAATGAAAATCGACGAGTTCTTCACCGGAAAAGTATTGCGTGAAGAATACGGAAAAGAGTCGGATTATACACGCCAATTACAAGTTGTCAGTGAAGGCTGGCAAGGAAGCTGAAAGGGGACGATTAATTGACGAACACAAACGGAAGATCAGCCGCAAATTCACTGCGGGCACACATAAAAGAACCGACCACATACGCGCAGCAGATTGCGGACGAATTGGTCGAATATCTGAACGAATGGCACTCGCTGCCGGAGACGTGGGATAACGCCCTGGACGCGCAGATTCATAAATGGTACGCCAACGCTCCGAAAGTATTTCCGAAGAAACCGTATTTCTCACCGTCATCTGCTAACGCTTGCCCGCGCGAGCTATACCATAAAGCGATCGGATCTCCGAGGGACGAAACGAAGAAGCCTCCGTACCAAGGACGGTGGACTCGAATCGGTACAGCGATCGGGGACGTAATCCAGCGCGACATTCTCTTTATGGAAAAACACTTCGAGAAGAAGACCGGCCGCCCCTGTCCGTTTAGCTTCGAAAAGAACGAAGACGGCACGCCAATGTTCGAGGATTTCGCGAAAAAGAATCATCCGGTCACACATCGTGGCTACTCGTTCAATCTGTACGGAACGTGCGATGGCATCATGCGCTACGTAACGGAAGACGGCGAAGTGATGCGCGTCGGCCTCGAGATTAAATCGAAGCAGACTACCGCTGCAAAGACGTCCCTTCATTCGATGCGTCAGCCGGAAGAAAAGCACGTCAAGCAATGTGTCGCCTACGGCCCGATGTACGGCGTCGACCTATACGTCATCCTTTATGTGAACGCGGCTAAGAAATCGTGGGTGTATCCGGAAGGAGAATTCGAAAAGTCGCCGGATATGCGGGCGTTCGGCATCGAAATTACGGAGGAAGACGTCGAGCAGCTATTCGATAGATTCGTAGAGATCCGAAAATCTGTCGAAGAGGGAACGCCTTTACCGTTGGATCTGAACGGCTGGACGTTTAACGGATACAAGACGGCTATTGCGAAGTCGCTGACGGACGAAGAACTGTCGGAGCTTCGTGCAAAAGTGTCGCAGGTACGGAGATCGAACGTATACGAATCTACGAAACGGCAGTACGTTGAGGCGCTCGAATTTATCGAAAGAGTACGCAAAGGGGAGGCGGTTTGATGGCGGGAAAGATTAAAGTTTACTACTGTAGCGCGTGTGATGCTGAAGTTAAAAATCCGTACTTTCTGCGACATCATTGCGGAAATGACCTCAAATTAATGGAACGTGAGAAAAAACGTGAGACAGGTCGTTTTGAAGTGGTCGATTGGTTTTCTACGAGATCAAGCGCTGGTCTAGTTATCGAAGATAAATCGCAAGATATTAGGTGCGAGATTTTCATGAGCGATCTGTTTAAGTACCTAGAAGGCGTAAATCTTGGCGAAATCACCTTAGAGGAGACGAAAAAAGGGTCCGCCTATTCATGGAAGGTCGTAGAATGACTAGCGCCAAGCCTATCCGGGTCCTCGGCCTTGACCTTTCGTTAACATCGCCGGGATTCGCAATCATCGAAGCAAAGGGCGGAAAAGCTCGCCTCATAAAATCCGCCCACTTTAAAACGTCCGCATCAACCGATCAGCCATTGCGCTACGAAGAGATCGAAGCGTTTACGCTACTGTTTGTTCGCGACAACCAACCGTTCGATGTGATCGTTCGGGAGATTTGGCCGCCGAGCCGCAACTATGCGCAGAACAATAAGATTCACGGAACCTGGTCGTCAGTTGAGCGGGCGCTACACCGATACGGATACGATATCGACGTCCATGTGACGCCGGCTAACGTTAAGAAAACAGTCACCGGAAACGGAAACGCAAAGAAGCCGCAAGTTGCCGAGAGCGTTCGGGAATGGCTCGGTTTGTCGGCCGACCACAAATTCGCAACAGACGATCATAGCGATGCCTGTGCGGTGGCGCTTACGTATCTGATTCGCGAGAAGATTATTAAACCGAAGGAGTGAGTCGAATGGATAAAGCGATGGAGTATATCGATAAGCTGGCGGCAAAGCTCGGAGTGGCTGCCGAACATGTTTACGGAGTTCTCGTAAAGCAGGCATTCGCAACCGGTGTGACTGATTCGATTATCGGGTTCGTTTTTCTAATGATCGCAGTTATTGCGGGAGTCATAATTACGAAGATGACTATAAAGATGTATGGGGAGCGGCATTGTAATTGGGATTACGAATGGTTTTTCGTGGCTCTTACTTTCGGTCTGTCAGTGGTTCTTCCGGGAGGGTTCGGTATTTACGCGATCACCGAAGGAATCAAAGGACTAATCAATCCGGAATACTACGCGATCAAAGAAATCCTCGACACGATCGGAGGGAAGTGATCGAATGTTTAAGCAGCGACTTATCGAAGCGTTAGCGATCGTTGCAATAATCATTCTGAGTGTCACGGGAGGAGTTATCGGGTATTTAGCCACTAATTTTCTGCTCGCGATTCCGGTTATTGGTGCGATTGTTTGGGTCGTTTTAAGTATCGTAGCAGTTTTCATAGTAGCGCTAATTATCTGCGGCAGTGCTGTCCGTCTACACGACGCCTATCGCGAACACAAACGCGTTAAAAAGGACGCAGAGGAGGAAACTCGATGACCTACGAATGCTACGGCGTACCGGCCACACAGTTACGGCAGTCCTTGCGATGGCTTGACGAACAACTTATCGATGTTGATTACGTAATTAGTCGGCACGATACGAAGCTGAGCGAATTGAAAAACGAGCGTGACCGGATTCTGGCGAGAAAAGACGAAATAGAGGCGGAATTAAAACGGAAGGAGTCGATCGGATGACGTTGCTATTCCTAATCTTTGCGCACTTACTTGCGGACTATCCGTTTCAGGGAGATTTCTTGGCGAATATGAAAGGTAAGAACGTTATCGTGCTTCTTTCTCACGCCGGAATTTGGGCCGGAACAATATCGATCGCAGCGTATTTGTCGGGGATTCAAATAACTTACGTTGACATTGCAGCGCTTTTCATCGTACATGCGATCGCGGATTATTTAAAAGCGAAGCCTGTCGGTTTCTATAAGAAGCTAGACGCATTAAGAGGCGGACTGCTACTGGATCAATCGATCCACCTCGCACAGATCATCGTTCTCCTATCGTATAAAGGAGCGTTATTGTAATGCTAATCGCCTATTACTCGCTGGCCGGAAACGTCCGCCGATTCGTATCCAAGACCGGCCTGCCTGCGGTCGAAATCAAAGCGGATATGCTTTTAACGGAGCCGTTCGTACTGGTAACGGGAACTTACGGCTTCGGACAGGTCGCCAGCACCGTCTGGGAGTTCCTCGCGGACAACGGCGATCTAATGACGGGCGTGGCTGCGTCGGGGAACAAGAATTGGGGCGGCAACTTCGCAAAGGCTGCGGACTTGATTGCGGAAGAGTACGGAGTGCCGATCGTCCACAAGTTCGAACTTGCGGGCACGGCGGAGGACATACGGATATTTACGGAAAGGGTGAGCACTATTGACGAATAAGCACGCGAAGTATATCGAACTTAATAACGAAATTATGATACGGAAAAACGGCGGCTTTCAATTCGAAAAGGATGCCGAAGCCGTCCGCAGTTATTTCATAGATTACGTGAATCAGAATACGGTATTTTTCCACGATCTGCGCGAAAAGCTCGACTATCTGATCGAGAACGATTATTACGAACGCGAGGTCTTCGAACCTTATACGTTCGACGAAATCAAAGCGGTCTACAAGGCGGCTTATGCGAAAAAGTTCCGTTTCCCTTCGTTCATGAGTGCGTTTAAGTTCTATAACGACTATGCGCTCAAGACGAACGATAAGAAGAAGATCCTCGAACGCTACGAAGACCGCATCGCCATCTGTGCGCTATTCTTCGCGAAAGGCAACGCAGCCAAGGCGATCGAGTTTGCGGAAATGATGATCCGTCAGGAATATCAACCAGCCACACCGACGTTCTTGAATGCGGGTCGGAAGCGACGTGGCGAATTAGTATCGTGTTTCCTTCTCGAAGTTAACGATTCGCTTAACGATATCAGTCGCGCGGTAGACATGGCGATGCAGCTATCGAAGCTTGGCGGAGGCGTAAGTTTGAATTTATCGAAGCTACGCGCGAAAGGTGAATCGATCAAAGGGATCGAGAACGTAACGAAGGGCGTCGTTGGAGTCATGAAACTCCTCGATAATGCCTTCCGCTATGCAGATCAGCAAGGCGCGCGTTCTGGGGCAGGAGCTGCGTATTTGAACGTATTCCATCGCGATATCAACGATTTCCTCGACACCAAGAAGATCAGCGCAGATGAAGACGTCCGGGTCAAGACGCTATCGATCGGCGTTGTCATTCCGGATAAATTCATCGAATTGGCTCGCGATGACCGGGACGCATACGTTTTCTATCCGCATACGGTCTATAAGGAATACGGCGAGCATCTTGACGAAATGGATATCGGAGAAATGTACGACAAACTCGTCGAGAATCCGAACGTCCGCAAAGATAAAATCAATCCGCGGCAGCTACTCGAAAAGCTCGCGATTCTGAGATCCGAGTCGGGCTACCCGTACATTATGTTCGAGGATAACGTAAACGCAGCTCATGCGCTGAATCACATTTCGAAGGTTAAATTTTCGAATTTGTGTTCGGAGGTGCTTCAGGCGTCAGAAGTTTCGGAGTACACAGACTACGGCGAAGAGGACGCAATCGGTCTCGACATCTCGTGCAATCTCGGCTCGCTGAACATTGCGAACGTCATGGCGAACAAGTCGATCGAGCAAACGGTAAAGCTCGCAGTCGATGCGCTGACGGTCGTATCGGAATCAACGAATATCACGAACGCGCCGGCAGTCGCTAAGGCTAACCGTCAGATGCGTTCGATCGGCCTGGGCGCGATGAATCTACACGGATATCTTGCGCAGAATGGGATCGCTTATGAATCGGAAGAGGCTCGCGACTTCGCTAACGTATTCTTTGCGCTCGTCAATTATTGGTCGCTGGTGCGGTCAATGGAGCTTGCGAAGGAAACCGGAAGCACGTTCGAGGGATTCGAAGGATCAACGTATGCAGACGGCAGCTACTTCGATAAGTACATCGCAGAGGACTTCCGTCCTAAAACGGAGAAGGTCGCGAAGCTGTTTGAAGGCGTTGAAATTCCGAAGCGCATCGATTGGGTTCGCTTGGAGGTTAACGTTATGCTCCACGGACTCTATCATTCGTATAGACTTGCGATTGCACCGACGGGATCCATTTCGTATGTGCAGTCGGCTACAGCTTCGGTTATGCCGATAATGGAGCGCATAGAGGAAAGGACATACGGAAATTCCAAGACGTATTATCCTATGCCGGGGCTTAGCGCGAAGAATTGGTTCTTCTATAAGGAAGCGTACGACATGGATATGTTCAAAGTCGTCGATATGATCTCGACAATTCAGCAGCACGTCGATCAAGGTATCTCATTTACGTTGTTCTTAAAAGATACGATGACGACGCGCGATCTAAACCGAATTGACTTATACGCGCATCACAAAGGGATTAAGACGTTGTATTATGCGCGAACAAAGGATACGGGGCAGGAAGGCTGCTTGTCTTGCGTAGTTTAAAACACCGTGGTTACTAGGCTATCAAAACAATCTTCCATCGCTTGAACTGATGGGGCTTGTTTATAAATGAATGGACCGTTTTCGTTAGAAACCTCCACCTCGTCCCAAAGAATATCATCATAAATTTCGGAAATCTGTTCAGGAGTTCCACTGACAGGGAATATAAGTTCAAGCCTTTCGGATATTCCAGAGAATGTTGTAGCGATATACGCCTGATCATCTTTATCGTTATTAATCATAAATACCGCATGCTTGCCTTCTTGGGTAGCGAGATTAGCAATTTCGGGAGGATAAGTAAAAGTGTGATTGCAAGGTGTTGTAGCCGGTAATTCGTTTTTGTTCATATTTTCAACTCCGTTTTATGTTTTCTTAATTATCCTACGGAGAGTTGATGGAAATCAACGTTTTTCGGATGCTAAATTTCTTTTATGTAGAAATAAGTATAGGAGGCGGTATAGGTGGTACGCCAACCAACTAACTTCGTTAAGATTTACTGCGATCTCATTTTGAAGAAAATCGTATCGAATATACTCTCTAATCAAAACAAGAAAACAAAGGCTTTAAATACATCTATGAAAACAGCCGAAACAGGTCAACAAGTCAGGACAACGAGGCATTGGAGAGCGGTGGGAGATGTTGAATTTTATTACGAGGAAATCCAAAAAGGATTCCAGCAAATGAAGGAGCTTGACGAATTAACCGGCTGGAGCGAGAAATTACACCAAGACAGGTTTAAATTCATGCGAGATAAATATGAAGGCATATTAAACGAATATTTAAGAGGGCGTAGTCAATAAATCCGAAAAACAACAATCAAAAAAAGGAGGACGAATAAATGTCGCAATATACAGCGGCCAACTGGTCGCAACACGAAGACGGATTCACGCAGATGTTTTACGAACAGAACGTTAAGCAGTTTTGGCTTCCGGAAGAGATTTCGCTAAACGGCGACCTTCTAACGTGGAAGTATCTCGGAGCCAACGAACAGGATACGTATATGAAAGTTCTCGCGGGCTTAACGCTGCTCGACACGGAACAAGGAAACACAGGTATGCCGTTAATTGCCGCACAGGTATCCGGTCATCAGCGCAAAGCCGTCCTGAACTTTATGGCGATGATGGAAAACGCAGTCCATGCGAAGTCGTATTCGAACATCTTCATGACGCTCGCACCAATGGAGAAAATTACGGAACTGTTCGAATGGGTGAAGACGAATCGATACTTGCAGCGTAAGGCCGAAATCATTGGTGGGCTGTACAACGCGATTAAGCCAGGCGATGACATTTCGCTTTACAAGGCGATGGTTGCGTCGGTCTATCTCGAAAGCTTCCTGTTCTATAGCGGCTTTTATTATCCGTTATATTTCTACGGTCAAGGAAAACTGATGAACAGCGGCGAGATCATTAATTTGATTATCCGCGACGAAGCGATCCACGGCGTCTATGTCGGCTTACTCGCGCAGGAAATTTATAATCGTCAGTCTCCGGGCGTCCAGATCGAATTGCGCGACTTTGCCGTCGAATTGCTTGCAGAACTTTACGAGAATGAGACCGCATATACTGAGGATATTTACGATCAGGTCGGGCTGACTCACGACGTTAAGAAGTTTGTCCGGTACAACGGAAACAAGGCGCTGGCTAACCTCGGATTCGACCCATATTTCGAAGATGAAACGGTAAATCCGATCGTGCTGAACGGATTGAATACGAAGACGAAATCTATGGACTTCTTCAGTCAAAAGGGGAATTCTTACAAAAAAGCTACCGCTGAAGCTTTGCAGGATGAGGATTTTTACTTTGGGGATTGAACACGAACTTATAGGTGAGGTGTTCTCGAACAACCAAGGGCAGAAATATGAAGTTCTTCGAGTAAGTGGACGGAAGAAGAACGGAACAAAACTATTTAGAATACGGTTCGTAAAAACAGGCTATGAGCGAGATGTGGAAAAAGTTGAAATCATGCGTGGGAAAATAAAAGATCGATATGAAAAATCAGTGTTTGGAGTAGGTTATCTCGGGGACGTAAAGATGGTAGGGGTAAAAAATATTTATTCAATTTGGAGTGGTATGCTAGAGCGATGCTACGATCCTGATTGTCCGCATTATTCATCGTATGGCGGAGCCGGAGTAAAAGTTTGCGATCGATGGCACTGCTTTAAGCATTTTCTCGAAGATTTTCCGAGGATAGATGGGTATGATGAGGAACTTTTCAATAACCGAAAACTCTTTCTCGACAAAGATATAAAGCAGCAAGGCGTACCGAAAAGCCAGAAAGTTTATTCCCCGGAAACTTGCTGCTTTGTCACCCGGGAAGTCAATAATGCTTATCGAGACTTGTCTAATACCCGCGTTCACTTCATCGCAAAGTCCCCGGAGGGAGAAATTATCCGAGCGGAAGGTCTTCGGCCATTCTCAGAAAAGTACGGACTGCATCGTCCAATAATAAAGAAATGTCTGCGCGGTGAACGAACGGACTATAACGGCTGGACTTTCGAGCTTGTAAAAGAATCGAATTGGGGGCGTAAGAGTGCTTAATTACGCATCCATTAACGAAAGTATATACGCAACTATTAACGAGGGGGAATCGAAATGAACGTAAATATCAAACGCTTGTCACCCGATGCACAAATTCCGCAATATGCTCACGCCTCAGACGCCTGCTTCGACCTGGTTGCGGCAGAAGACGTCATCATCGAGCCGGGAGAAACCGCGCTGGTCAAAACGGGGCTAGCGTTCGAGATTCCGGAAGGATACGAAATGCAGATTCGGCCACGTTCGGGTATTACGTTGAAGACGCCTTTACGCGTTCAGCTCGGTACGGTCGACGCAGGCTATCGGGGCGAGGTCGGAGTGATTGTCGATAATATTGCGCAATGGATTTACGATACTAACGAGGCCGGCACACTCATAAATGTTTGCCGAGGGTATGCGGAAAGTGTGAGCGGAACATTGGTCGACATACCTTACGAAATTGTCGGTGCGGGAACGTACATCATCCGCAAAGGCGATCGTATCGCCCAAGCCGTAATCAAGCCGATCGAGCAGGCGGTTTTTACGGAAGTGGCCGAGTTGGGCGATAGCGATCGGGGTGCGGGCGGCTTTGGGAGTAGCGGTGTCGGAAGTCCCCATCCGGAATATTTCGGAGAGCCGATCGGAAAGGAGCTGATATAATGGCGCAAACCTACGCATGTTTCTTGAACGGAAAATTCTATGGCGCGGGCGACCTCGACTATATGAACGAGCTGTTTCGCGATTATGTTGTCGCTTCCGGAATGTATGGCAAAGACGATTGCACTTTTCGGATCACAACGAAAGAGAAAGCGAGAGAAATAGTTACGCAATCTATTAACGACCAATACCGAAGAGTTTTCGAAAGTCTAGCGAAGGAGGACGAATAAATGGCGGAAACCAAAATGAACGTACAGCTAATCGCACATACGCAATTAAGCGACGAATTCAAACAGACCCTCGATTACAGAAAATACGATGAATCTGGCGAATATTATACGAACACCTTGGACGATCTGCACCAAACCGACGGCCAAGCGGTCGCCCTAACCGCAATCAGAACGTGCTACAGCGCCAACAAGCCGTCTGAAATCGTCGCAAAGGAAGGCGCCAAGTATTTCGGCTCCAAAGCGTCAGATGGTGGCGCAGGCACGGATGCCGACCGCCTATTCCGGCACATCGTCCGATCAGGTCATTCGTCGACGCTTGAGCATACATCGTTCACTTTTGCGATCGAAGGCGTCAGCCGGGCGTTATTGGCGCAGCTTACACGGCATCGCGTCGGATTTAGCTTCAGCGTCCAGTCGCAGCGGTATGTGCGGATGGGGAGCGATGATAGGATCGGCGGGTTCGATTACGTGCTTCCGGAGAAAGTTGAATACGGAAGCGAGCAGGTGCATTTTCAGCGGCGCGAAATGTTTGACGGGGTTGCTTACGGATTTGCTGACGAGGTTTTCAGAGAGGCGATGGATAACGCGCAATATTACTACGATATGCTTCGTAAATCCGGAGTGCCCGCCGAAGATGCTCGCGCCGTCCTCCCGCAAGCAGCCGCAACGAATCTCGTAATGACTGCAAATCTACGGTCGTTACTCGAATTCTATTCGAAACGGAAACCGGGCAAAGGTGCGCAAAAGGAGATCGCTGACCTCGCGGAAGCCTTACGTCAGGAAGTCGTTAATGTAGAGCCATGGACGGCTCAGTTTTTCGAGGAGGTGTAAGCATCGGTATCCTAACGAATTTCACGCTAACAGCGCAGCTATTCTCCGGCCACTGTCCGACAGATCAGCCGCCAGAACCGCCAAGGATAACGCCAGATCAGGCCGCACTTCAATCGGCAGAATCGCGTAACGAAGAATTAACGAAAGAGATAACGAAAAAGGACGCGCAGATACAGGCGCTTGAGGACGAAGTCAAGGCGCTGAAGAAGTCAAAAAAGAAACCGGCTCCGGACGCCACTAAAACGTCAGCATGGCGGACTTTCACCGCGACAGCTTATACGGCCTATTGCGCGGAAGGCTGTACCGGCACCACAAAGACGGGAGTCGACGTCAGCCACTCGATCTATTACGAAGGAGCGCGCGTCATAGCGGTCGATCCGTCTGTGATTGCGCTCGGCTCTACGGTTGAAGTCCGGCTCGCTGACGGTTCGAGCTTCCGGGCGAAGGCTATCGATACAGGAGGCGCAATTAAAGGCGCACGGCTCGACCTATTGGTCGCGAATGAAGCCGACGCAGTACAGTTCGGCCGGCAGTCGGTAGAATTGCGGGTGATCAAATGAAAATCGAATATGTTCCGGAATTAGACGCTTACCGCGTTGGGAATCTCATCACAACGGATAGAGAGTTCGCTGAGAAATTTCTACGGATGGCGGAGGAACTCGCAAAAGCCGGCCAGATGGCGCTAGATATACCGGAACCAAAATCGCGACAAGTGTTTGCGGAGTGCGTAAGACGAAAATAAACGGGAGGCGGAATAAATGACGAAAACTAACGAAAAAATTCACGTATTAGCTGACGAATCACTTGGCGGAATCAAACGCGAGTATGTAGAGGTCGACAGGAAGGCGGAGGTGGGCGATAAGATTGTTATCGTTGACAAAAAGTATCCGGATGATATTTACAAGAACGGCGATATTTTTACGGTAGATCGCGAAGTTCCTCCTGGATCGGGTTACGTGGGAAGTGACGGAGCTGCATCCGATATGAACACTGGCGGACTTATATATCGCGGAGAATACCGCGTACTCGAACCGACCAACATCGTCCATATTGACGACCCTGACGGTACGGAGCGCTACGAAATGGTCGATCGCAAGGCGGAAGTAGGCGAGAAGGTTATCGTAACTAAGAGCGATGATTTTCCGAAAGGGTTAATTGATACGGTGGAATATTGTTACGAGTTTTCAGATTACGGATCAATCGACTTAGTGGAAGGCGCGGATGACCTGAAGTATCTGGACGCAGCGTACGAAGAATACCGCGTCCTTGTACCGGTCGAATCCGAAGAAGAACCGCAGCCGTCCGACTTAATCGACGTTATCGCTAACCTGGCGACGCGTGTTGCGGAATTGGAGCGTGAGAATAGACGCATCAAAGACGAAATCGACACGCTGCACAAAGACAACCTGAGACACGGCGAAGAATTGGAGGCGCTGAAATATGCCGCAAAGGAAACGGACGGAAAGGTGGCGCACCTGGAAGCGGATATAGAAGAAAGCTTTCCGGCGACAGACGCTCCTCTAGTATTTATTTGTCGGAAACCTGGAAGGTTCGAAGTTTATCAGGACGGTAAGAAGTTGCACGGAGTGATGTCCGTTCGCATCAACGCTAAGGTGGGCGAATTTGCTACGCACGAGATCGAATATATCTCCGGAGCAACCGAGGAGGAACGCCAATGAAGATCGCCCTAACCGCACCACTTCGCGCAGGCAAGTCGCTCGCCGCGTCATACATTTCGCTTCACTACGATTTCCAGCCGTTCGCATTCGGCGACGAACTAAAAGACGCATTTCACCGCGCATTCCCTCACGTTCCGCGAAATCCGAAGCCGCGCGCTCATTATCAGAAGTTCGGACAGTGGGCGCGGGAAGCCTTCGGAGAGGACGTATGGATCGACGCTCTCATGCCGAAAATAGCCGCCTATCTCGACCGCCATCCTTGCGACTGCGGCAATAATTCGGCGCTAAAGAATCGCGTGATCATCGATGACTGCCGCCAGCCTAACGAATACAGGCGGCTGAAGGACGAAGGCTTCGTATTTATCCGCATAACAGCACCGGCCGAGCTCCGTATTGAACGCGCCAAAAAAGCCGGCGATGCTTTCGAGCTTGCCGACTTAGAGCATCCGACTGAGCTTGCCGTCGATAGTTTCGAAGTTGATTACGAAATCGAGAACGTAGGCGAGCCGGAAGAGTTATACGCAAAGCTGGACGCGATTATGGCGGAGGTGTTGAAGTGACGAATATTCCGAATCATTACGGATACGGGTTACGAAATGATGAGAAACCCTATGCGCACAAGATTCCGGATGGCGGTAACTGGCGCGATCTTCCGGAAGAGGAGCAGAAGGCGTTTATGATGGGGGCGTTTTATAGCGGAGGAGGCCAAACGACATATTTGCGTAAGATGTCCTGGGATGAGCCGGCTTTAACGATCACAGCGTCGGTACTGGCGAAAGCTACGTGTCACTTACATCCGGATGAACCAATCGAAAGGAGCGAATATATGGGCGACTTTAACTTAACGCCGCAACTGCCGGCAAACGGACTGACTGTACTCGAATTATTCTGCGGAGGAGGTCTCGGAGCAATTGGCTTCAAAGCAGCCGGCTACGAGATTGTGAAGGCGTTGGACTTCGATAAGAATGCCGTCAAAGCCTACCGCCACAACTTCGGTGATTACGTAGAACAGGCGGACATTAACGAAATTGATATCGACAGTTTGCCGGACACAGATGTAATCTTCGGAGGTCCTCCGTGCCAAGACTTCTCGGTTGCGGGTAAAGGCGCGGGAGCAGATGGCGAACGCGGTAAATTAGTCTTCCGTTACCTCGAAATTATTGAGCGCAAGCAACCGAAAGCCTTCGTATTCGAAAACGTGAAGGGGCTGATTACGAAGCGACATCGCCCAACATTCGATGCCCTTATCGAAAGATTTAACGAAATAGGTTACGAGATTAGTTGGAAAGTGCTGAGCGCGTGGGATTACGGAGTGGCCCAGAAGCGAGAGCGCGTGTTCATCGTCGGCATACGAAAAGACCTCGGGATCACTTTCGAGTTTCCGAAGCCGTTAGAAGGCGATTATCAAACGAAGGTATTACGGGATGTTATCGGAGATCTGCCGGAGCCGGGAGTTCAGCTAAACGATAAGCAAATCGCATACTTAAATCGCAATCCGGCATCAGTTGCGAAAAATCGTCCGGTTACGATGGAAGAACCTTCGCGAACTATTCCGGCAGTTATGGGCAAAGGAGTTCCTTACGGTTTGTTTTACGCTAATCACGATGAAAAATCTTATTGGACGCCAAAAAGCGAATACACTTACGATCAAGCCAATCGCGTGCAATCGCTAGATAAACCTTCTAACACAATTCCGGCACATCACAACAGCGGTCAGCCGATTCATCCGACCGAAGCACCACGACGTTTCACAGTCCGTGAATGTCTCCGAATCCAATCTGCGCCAGACACTTACGTCCTGCCAGACGATATCTCCTTATCGGCGCAGTATCGGATCGTTGGGAACGGAATCGCTTCGCGTGTTGCGTGGTATGTAGGGCGAGCGCTTGCGGAACAGCTACTCGTCTAACTGAAACGCGTATGTGTGCTTCGGATAGGCTAGGTACGGTTGTTTAGACGCCTCACCATCGCCGATCAAATAATAGCGTTGCGGAAGCTTATCGACATCAATGCCGACCTTGCGTAAGAACGGCCTAGCCGACACGTTGCCGCGCTTATCGAACTTAAACGGCTTGACGTCCGGCTGATTAACGAGTTCGGGCTTTCCGACCACAATGCGGTTTGCTTCTGCGTCATATGCAACCGTAAGATAAAACGGTCCGTCCGTAGGCAGTCCGATGACGCGCCGCGCACCGGCCGAAACAAACAAACGTCGTTGCTTTTCGATGGTGATATACGCTTTGGTATTGCGATCAAAGTCGTTTGAAATCCACGTAAGTGTCATAACGAATCTCCTTACGAAAGTATTTACGTTCAGTATAGACGGAATAGTTACCGATAGTCAACAGTGATGTGCGAATTGTTAACGAAGTTATTAACGAAAGAGGAGGCGGTTGTTATCGGAAAAGTAAAAATCGATCTACACCGAAAGGATCGCGAATTTGAGGCGGCGTATGCGCTAGACAATGCGGAGGGTGTCAAAACGCTGCTCTCCGATTATCCGAAATTCGTCAGCCGCAAACGACTCGGCGAATACGAAGCTGCCGAAGTGCTTCTCGATCTGCACAATGCGATTGAGCTTGCGGATCTGACCGACAGACAACGCGAAGCTATCCGGCTCGTATATTTCGAAGACCTGACGCAAGTCGAGGCGGGGAAACGGATGAGAGTTGGCAAGGATTCGATTAATCATCTGATAAATCGTGCAGCCGATTCAATTGCGGATATTTACTACTATTGGGCGGGACATGGCGAAGGGTACACGATGGGAGGACGAATTAATGGATAAGGCGCTGCTGCACGAAATGATTACGGAATTACAACAACGAACAAAGGCCGGAGAGCTTGATCGAATCCAACGCATCGAGGAGATCACTGCGCTGGCCGACGCTTACTTCGATGCCGTCGGAGAGCATCCGGATTCTATCGCACTTGAACGTATGGCGAATCTTATTATCTACGAGGAGCTTTCGGACCCTCATCCGGATAAAATGACCCGCGAAGAGTACCCGATCATGAGCGAAACACAGCGAGAAGAGCGAATCAAGTCGGAGGCATCCGAAAAACTTGCCGAAGAGTACGGGGCAGATGGCCGAAATTATAAAGTCCCGACGCGAAGAAAACGGTCTTCATACGAGGAAAAGTTCGTTGATAGAGCGGCCAGGGCTCGGAATAAAGAACGAAGAAACCGCTATAACGATTTCGTAAAAGGAAAATCCGAAGGACAATTTACGGTCAATATCGCAACGGGCGAAAAATTCATTCATTAGTTGTTCCGTTTTAATCCGTTTTGCTGGCTATACGTTATGAGGGCGCCAAATCCGCGCTCTTTTATTTTGCGACAAAGGGGACGATATTTTGAAAAGATTACGAGTAGTAAATGCAGAGACGGGCGAAGATCTATCGACAGACTACACGCTAAGGCATCGGAACCAGGATGAAGCTTTCCGGGAACAGCAAAAGCAGACGACGGACAGGCGCGACTTTTCCAACGCCAATATGTCTTATATTCACGAAGTCTATGACGCCCTCACAACGGCACAATGCGGGTATTTGATGTTGCTGCAATGCTACGTCGACTATAACGGTGTTCTCGTGAAATCTAGCCGCGATAAAACTCCGATGACGACAGCGGATATGATGTCCGTTCTCCAGCTCGCGAAAAAGCGCATGACATTCTACGATTTTCTGAACGCGTGTATTCAGCATGATATTATTCGGGAAGAAGACGGCATATACTCGGTGAACGAACGCTACCACTTCAAAGGTAACTTCGGAAGCCAGTACGTTGTCAAATTGTACACTGCGAAGATTAAGAAGGTATACAGCGAAGTGAAGGCGACAGACATCGGACTGATTTACCGGATGCTGCCGTTCATCCACTACGAAACAAACGCTCTATGCGCCAATCCTTTCGAAAAGAATCCGAAGCATATCCGTTGGTTCAATAAGAAAGAGCTAGCGGCGGCGATCGGAGTAACACCGGATACGCTTGGCCGACGGCTGAAGCAGATGAAATTCGATGGGGAGTTCGTTGTCGCGCGAATAAAGGTTGGAAGTGAGCCGGAAAGGTATACGTTCAATCCTAACGTGTTTTATCGGCAGTCCAAAGCGCCAGATAAGACGCTGCTTGCGATGTTTAACGTTAAGAAAGTATAATTTACCATGTCGGAGGTGATACGGATGGGATTTACGGTAGGAGCGAAAGAGTTGCCGAAGCCTAAATACGGGTTTCCGCGCGGAGCATAAAACGAAAGAGGGCGCCAATAGGCGCCTTTAATTTTATAATTTTAGCCAGTTTGCGAGCATCTTGTCTTTTGATTTAAAATCTTTTGCGATTTGCGCCAGATAACCGCTGATCTCCTCTAAATCTGAAATCGTATCCTGCAATGACGCGATATAGGCCGCTTCGGCATCGACATCGTAAAACAGCGGATTCCCTTTTTTATCAAACGACTGCGCCAAATCATTCAGCGTATTGTTTACATCACCGAGCGTAAGCTGATCGTATAAGCCGTGACCGACCTGGCGATAGGTATCGTATTTCAGATCGCTTATCGCAGCGTCATGTTCCTGGTAGGCGTTTTCCGCTTCTCTTTTCATCGTACGCAGGTCGTTTATAATCGCATTTACTTTTTCCGCAAGCTGCTTAGCGACTTCGGGGGTGACTTTAATCGCGCCGCTCCCGGAAACGACTTCAGCCGGAAGCATTGCTTTTAAATTTTTGTCGTAGACGAGTTCATCGCCTTCAACATTTTGAACGTTGCCGTCTTCGTCGAATACAAAGTTTCCTTTATTGAGGCCATGAGTATCCGGGTTTTGGAAGATCAGCGTATTCGCGAAATACATGAGGTTTCTTCCGACCTGTTGGAGCTTATTGCCGTGAAGCCTTTTCTCGCGATTAGACGTTGCGATGGAAGGGTCTTTTGTGTAGATGGTTGTCCCGTTGTGGCGATCAAATTCGTCCCACCAGCGGAACCAACCATGTCGTCCGGATTGATGATCGATTTTACATAAGAGTTGTATTTTCCGTTGTGAATTTCCTTCTGTTTTTCATCCGAATGCAGATGAACAACTGATGGGCTATTAAACGCTACAGCATATATATCATTATTTACTGCGCTGTATTCTGCTTCCGCACCACCTAGTGAATGTCCTGTGGTTGAAACAATCGTTGATTTCCCTATATACTTACGCTTGACTTCCCGTACAAGTTGATCGGCTTGATCAATTTGCGAGGTCTTCGCGATAAGCTTATAGTCTCCGGATTCAAGCATTGCCGTTTGTTCCATCGAACCAATATATCTCCCAAACGTCTTGGACGTATCTTTCGCATCTTGTTTGACAACGTATTGTGTTTTCTGTTTTGGATCGTTTCCTAAGACGATATGGTTAACGTCGGCTTGTTCTCCATCACTTAATGGGTCTTTTCCTAAGTCAGTTCCTGCAAACGCGACAACAACGTTTTTGGGGTTATCGGACTTTACCCACTTGCCGTTTTTATTTTCGGCCTGGGATAGAACGGCCGCATCTAACCCGGTGTCTTCGTCTGTTTTAATTTTATCAACATACCAGTAGGTGGCTCCGGAAACAGATGAATTAATACGTATGTACTCTTTGTTTTTTAATTTTTTTCTGAGATAATCATAGTTATAAGAGCGCTGGCTTATACGATAATAAGTCTCATCAGTAAGATTTGACTTTTTTATTTTGTTACTCACGATACACAACACCTTCCGTGTAATGTAAAATAATAATAGGGAAGGAATGAATTTCTTTTGAAAAAATACATTATTATCCTACTATTGTTAATTATAGCAGGTGGAGGGTTGTTTATGAAGCACCAATATGATGTGAAAAAAGAAGAAGCTGCCCTTTTTGAGAAGGCGAAAACTAAGATGACTGAATATCTACATAATGAATACAAAGGTATAGAAAAGATTACTTATTATGATGATTACTTTATTGATCCAACCGGAGCTATCACCGTTGAAGGATATTTGAACGGCAATAAATCTAAAGAGTTCGATGGTTTATATGATCCTGCGAGTGATAAAATAGGAAGCTCGTCTGTAGACGCAGAAGAAAAATAGAAATAGCCCGCTCAACCGAGCCGGGCCTTTTTTCCGTTTTATATGCTCTTTTTCATCCCACAGCGGCGGCACTCACGTAAGAAAACGCCATCTTTTACCGAACTTTTAAACAGCGTATAATCACAGTTGTCGCAGCGGCCGTGATGAGCGTCCGGATACTCTTTGTAGTCGTATACAATCGTCGTATCGTATCCTTTTGTTTCGTAATCCATTCGACCTCAACCTCCGAATATTAGAATACGATAAATGACCGACACATTCAACGCCATTCATGGAACGACGGGATCCGCAGCAAGCCGTTTTTCGTCTTGAACCGGTGCTTTACGCGGCACCAAATCGGCTCGATATAGGCATACCTCTCCGTTTCCTCAACGATTACTCTATCTGCATGTAGCTTCCGCCGCTCACCATACGGCATAAATTCCATCACGCCGGCATACTGGCCGTCCATGTATGAAAGCAACAGCGCATTATCTTCCTTACGCAGTCCCGTAATCCAAACGTCAGTATATTCGTAGTTCACGATCTTAAGCCAGCGGTTCGACCGCTTATTTTCCGTATATGGAGCGTCTGCCCGCTTCATAACGATGCCCTCGATCTTATTTTCACGGACTAATTCGAAATAATCCGCAGCATGGCCGCGAACAGCTTCGACTACTTTAACGTTAGGATGATCGATTTTTAGCCCGGCCAGCAAATCTTTTCGTTCACTTAGCGGCTTGGACGTAACCGAAACGCCGTCTATCCGCAGGACATCAAAAACGCAAAATACTATTGGATGATAACTTTTTCGCGACTGGAACCGTTCCATGACGGCCTCGAAATCGCCGGCGCCTGTCGATCCAGGTACGATAAGCTCGCCGTCTAATATGGTGCCGTCCGGTATGTCGAGCGTTAATAGTTCCGGAAATTTAGAGGTGACTTCGTTGTTGTGGCGTGTGTAGAGGCGGATTAAACCGTTATTCCTAGACGCGATCAGTCGGATGCCATCGAATTTGGTTTCTGTGATATAGTCGTTCGAGTTAAACGGCTCTTTTGCGGACTCAAGCAGCATGGGCGAAATAAACAAAAAGAATCACCTCGTTTCAGTGTAGTTACTATAATGATATAGTAAGAGTACGCCGAGACAAAGTGATTCGGTTGCGGTAAATTATTCCGGTGGTTAACGTTCGTTCTTTCCTATTATAACGTGCGGAAATTCGTCGCCTGGATAAGTCTTTAATAAGAATTCCATACACTCCCACTCAGTTCCCTCAAAAAGAGTAGCGTTGTTTCTTGAATCATAAACCCGATAGCCTTTTTTCATTAGTTCTCCACCTCTATTTAATGGTTATTTCAACGATTTTCCCACGAAATTAAAGCGTAGGAGCCGCCGGAATCTGCTGCGGGTATATTAGGTATCGGCGGCCGCTTAACGCCTGATTTCGTGTGTTATTCGATAACCTTAATCGCCTTAAATCCGCTGCCATTTTCGTATTGATCCTTCGTAAAAGTAACGCTGATCCGATCGCCTGGCTTTGCGTCTGTGGCTGCCGGATCGAAACTAAAGCCGCCGTCATCCGCTGAAACCGCGTAATCTTTTCCTTCGACAATGTACTCGCGTTCAACCGTTTGTTGGGCGTCTTTGGCTTCCGCAGCCATGTCGTCAGCCACACGATAAGCTATATCGACGTCTTCGTTTTATTCATCGTCATTACCTCCGTGTTTGGTTGCGATTAGATAGCCGAGACATGTCAGCGCCGTATTAAACCCGATCTGATACGCCCTGCCAGCGTCTTTAAACGTTGCAATAGGGCGCTCATATAGATCGAGAAGTTGTTCGGCCTGCTGCGGTCTTAATGGCGGTGTGTCCGACCACAAACGTTTTACATAAAGCGTCATTTCCGATTCCTCCCCGATCTAAAGAATAGAAGCGCGATGAAAACGATCGCTGATCCGAGGCCAACGTAGTCCAGGACGGACAGCCGGCCGAAGTTCATATCCGCAATCCAGGCGAGCAAGACGACAACTAACAAAATTTCGGTGGTATCAATTCGTTTCACTCGTGTTATAATTGATTGACAAGGGGCGAGATGCCCCTCGGTGTTATAATCGGCGACGGCGATTCTTGGGAGGAACCCGTCGCTCCTTACTTTCGGCTTCTTTTCGCATCTTGCGGAGTTCAAGACCGAGCTTGATAATTCCGAGCCAAGATGCGGCGATTGCCGAAAGCTTCATTACGGTGTCAATCAATTACGTTCACCTCCTTTCTATACTCTTATTATACGCTAGCGTATAGAAGAAGTCAAGTGAATTTGCGGAAAAATATTCTCCGGCGTATAATTAACGCAGAGGTGATTCGATGAACATAACGGTTAAACCACGTTTGCAAGCGATCCTAGATGAAAAAGATTGGTCGCAATCAGAATTATCGAGAAGAACCGGCGTGCCACAACCGACTATTTCACGCTTTGATTCCGCGGAAAGACATTACGATTGGCACGTATTTGCCATCGCGAAGGCGCTCGGAGTAAATGTCGAGGAGTTATTCGAGGTGAAGATCGAAGACGCTGACGAATGATTGGCGTCTATTTCTTCGTGTTATTATCGTATATTTATACGTTTATATGAATAATAATACGATAGATATGACGGTGAGAGGTCGGGTGATTATCGGCATATTCTCAATTAGAATAACGTAATTGATAATGAACACGACTTTATTCGTACAAATCGGCCAAAAACACGACTTTATTCGTACATGAGAAAATGGGGTTCGTGCTTACAGCCGCAAGGGATACAGCGATTTTGAGTGCGGAATTACTTCTTAGTCTTCTGAATTCGAAGACTAGCGGGAACTACGTTTCACTCCGTCCCGCAGAAACGCAATCATGTATATTGTATAAATAATTGTATCGCGATAAAGGTCTTAATAATATCCGCGGACACGTAGGAGCGTAAGCGACGGAGTGGACGCTATGTTTTAAAACATACGAAAATATTCCGTTAATATATCAACTTTTACACGCGTAGTTGTCTATACGTTATGAGAAGGACGCTACAACTACGGAGCAACAACGGGCACTAGCCGCACACTTGGCGTCCTTTTAGTACATATTGCGGCGATATAAACGGAGGTGTTCTCGTATGAAGTACGTAGTATTCAGCGACTATTGTGACGCTAGCCAAGCGATCTACAACAATTACGAAGATGCTCTCGCCGATTTCAAAGAGCGGACCACTGACGAAGCTTATAACGGTGTTGATGCGTACATTTGCGCAGTCATTGACGAACATAAAGCGAGATGAGGAGGCGGTAACATGGCGAAACTTACCGAAGAGGAGAAAGCGCATTTGCGAAAAGTATTCGAAAAGCTAATCGAACGGGATGTCGTCAATTTCGAAGTCGATACGGACATCGGAGACTTCGGCGAACGGGATACAACGCTCACGATTCGATCCAAAGGTTGAACAACGATTTTCACACGCAAATCACACGAAATTAGACGTCTCAGCCTTCGCCGAGGGTATTCGGTAGGGTAACGGTTAGAAACGCTAATTTCGTGCAATTTTATTCGTACCGGGCGCGTACCTCCTTACACGGGTCATTGAAAACCGCGCGAAATAAGAGGAAAGCGTTCGGAGCGCTTAACCTGACAAGAGCAACAAAAAAGGCCTCGCGGAAGGATTATAACCGGTCTTGCCTTCCGAAAAACCACGTCGCCCAGTCTTGAGGCGGCGGGTGTTAATAACGCAATCAGAACGAGGCTTCCGTCATCACGGCGGGGGTCTTTTTGTGCTTGCGTTTTTAGCGCAGCAATAACGAAAAAGGAGACGATGTGAATGGCGGAATCAAAGCGCGAATCAATCGGCAAAATTAAAATCGACTTGGATGTGTCCGACGCGATAACCGGACTCAAGGCGGTTCAACGCGAAGCAAAGGCGGCGACTAAGGCGCTGGCCGAATTTCAGGACCTAGCTGAACGGCTCGGTGAGAAACCGTTAGCTGACGGTTGGGAGACGGCCCGATCATTGCGGTCTATATTCGATAGGTTAGACGAAGAGCCTACCGTTTATCTGGTCGGAAAGGAAATTCGAAGGAGGAGCGCTGATGAGCGGTAAAATAACCGTTAAACTTACCGCAGGCGATGAATACGACGAACAGCTCGATCAATTGCGCCAAGCCTTTTTCGCTCTGTCCGACGGCCCTAAACCGAAAGAGAAATGGCGATGCGCTCTCGTTGTAGGACGGACCGTTAGCGAAGCCAAAACGATGTGGAAACGTGTGAAAACGAGGTATCCGAACTATAAGTACACGCAATTTGTATCGCGTAATCCTTACGTACTGGACGGCATAAATCCGGAAAACATATCGCTATTTATGCTGCCAGGTTGCGCAGATAATCCGATTGTAAACGATCGGCATTTTCGATGGGTTATCGATAATGCAGCCGAAGTTATTTACGTTGAGGAGGGGGCGGATGAGTAACGTTGTAGCGCTGAACAACAGAGACCAACCAGACCGCAAGCCAATGCCGAATGACAAAGCCGCGCTCTTAGACAATCCGCAAGGGTTCGAGGTATACAGTCGGGAGCTTATGCGCAAGGTATTTCCGCGCCTAATTAACGAAGCTTATGACGTAGTCTATGCCGATTACAAACGAAAGCCTGAGATTCGCGATGTTGTGGCGTTTTACTTTCTGCTGCAATCGTATATCGACGGTAACTATACGCGCAGTGACGGAAGCCTTAACGATAGGTTCGGCGCTTGCTTCTTAAACTACGAAACTATTCAGCAGCACCTTCGTGTCGATCGTAACCGGATTAATCTGCTGGCCGCGATCTTAGAGACTAACGGGATCATACGGACGACCGGACATTACGAAGGGACAAAGCGTTTCAAGTGGTACTTTCCGTCGTTCTGTCCGCACATAACTGACGATGGATATATCGTTAATGAGTTCGGCGAAACGGTGCGACCGGACTTTAGCGTGTACTTGCCGAAGCGTCGCAGAAAGGAGCGTAATTAGGTGGCGTTAAAATGGTCGTATAAAAGGAGAGAAGAGTTCGCTGATTTAAGCGCAAGGAAATGCGCTCACTGCGGAGTAGAAGGACTCGTTAGTAAGCGTGAAGCTAACGGTAACGAAAGCCTAACGTACAATATCGATCATATTATTCCGCAAGCGAGTGGCGGTACAGATGACATCGACAATCTCCAGCTACTCTGTCGTCCGTGTAACGCTGCTAAAAGCGCATTGAATACCGAGGAGTTCCCGAGCCATTACGATTGTAAGCACGAAGTGGAGCGCATGAAGATCGAGCTAGAAGAAACAACCGGTTTAGATAACGAGTATATAGAACGCATGCTACGCACCTTCAGTATTAAGGATCGGTATCACGTTCTATCCAAGCTGTTATAAACGTTGCTATGACGCATAGTATGCCTAGGACATACGATCGCTAGTATGCGCAAGACATACGATGGATCATCTGCACAGGGCGGACTGTAAAAAGAGAAAGAAGTAAAAGAGCAATACGTAAAAGAGAAACAAATAATAGCGATCTATTCGCTGCGCTCATACGATACGCAGATATTGGTAATCTATTAAATACATTATCGCGATAAAGAACTTATATAAAAGATAAAGACAAAGTGCAACGGTATTGGTGGGCGCGTCGGATTGGTAAATCACCGTAGAGTGATTGACGCTTTAGTATGAGAAAGGAGGGATGACGTTGGCTAATCCGATTAATGCTGCGCTTAATGCGGTCGAGTATATACGTAGTAAGTACGGCAGTACGTCCGGCAGTACGTCCGTATCTACTAAGCCTTATACCGGCTATGTAACGCCTATCACGTTTACTACAGCGAAGCGAGAGAATTACGTTAAGGTAAAGCTTCCGGGATACAGTACGGAAGAAGAACGGGAGGCAACGAAAAGCGTCATATCCGGACTAATGAACGATGGAGCTAACGAGTTTATCTTTGCGGTAAATGACGATGGAGGATTAGAAGTACGCTATAAACGGAAGGAAACGGAGGGATAGCGTTGGAGGTCAAACCTAAACCGAACTTACTAACGATAGAACTAACGGATGAACAATCGATACCGCGCGTTGTATATAAGGGCGAAGAGATTACCGGCCGTATTGCGGTAGACTTCGAGTGGCGGACTAAAAACGATAAACAGATCGGTGGTACTTATTTCCGTATCAAGCACGCCAATACATGTACTAAGCTTCCGGTAACAGAGACAAAGGAATTGTGCGTAGGAGAGAAGGCCTGTGAATAGAGAACGTAAGCAGCGCTATAGATACCTACGAGAGCAACGAAGAGAACGCGACTATGAGCTTGGACTTATACAACTGGCTGGCCGTCCGTTCTGTAAGCCATCCATAACGATAGTACCAGGGCGCAATGCGCTAACCCTATCGAGATTCATGGCGGGGGCAAGGCGATGAGTAACTACTACGACAGACATAAGCGTGACCCGGAAGCACGTGCTTTCTATAAGTCTACAGCCTGGGCTAAGTGCCGAGCCTTAGTGCTCAAGCGCGACCATCACCTGTGTCAAGACTGTCTCGCAAATAAAACGATCACTAAAGCAGAGACTGTACACCACATAAAGGAGCTGCGAGAATACCCTGAATTAGCTTTAGATGCATCAAATTTGGTCAGCCTTTGCAATTCCTGCCACAACAAACGCCATCCGGAGAAGGGGCAGAAAAGTGCCAAAACAGAGAAGAAACAGAGAAAAATCAGGGTTGTAAAGACAGAGGCTAACCCCGAATTATAGCCCCCTCCCCTCTGGACTAAAAAACAAAAATACAAGGGACCGGCGGGCCCCCTTCGCTTGTTGCGCGACCAGAAATTTTACATTAAAGGGGGGTCTCCCCGAATGAAAGGAGTGTTTTAATGGCGGTACCGACAGCGAAAAAAATCCGGGAATATCTCGGAGACAGATACAAAGAATCGGATGAAGAACTGATCGAACTTTACGTCGACACTCATAAGTTTTACCGCCGACTAAAAAAGGAAGTAGCCGAAAACCCTTTAATGATGCGGCATACGAACAAAGCAGGCGCGGAAAACCTCGTCAAAAATCCGTTAGCGATTGAGCTTACGAAGACGGTGACGACGTTAAACAATCTTCTGAAATCGCTCGATCTTACGCCGGCACAGCGCAAAGAATTAAACGCGGGTGGTGGTGAAAATGACGACGATTACGACGAATTCTAGCCCTACGGAGCTCGAAAAATGGTTCGAAAACTGGCTAAAAACGCAAAAAATGGCCGGATTTATATGCGAAAAACCGGCCGAAAATCTACTTACAACCTTTTACGCGGAGAAAGTTGTTGCGGGAGAAATTAAAGCAAGTCGGAAAAATGTTTTGGCGTGTAAACGTCACCTGCGAGACTTGGAGCGCGCTGGTACTGACGAATTTCCTTACGTATTTGATATCGAAAAAGGACACCGACCAATTCGGTTCATTGAAAAGTTTTGCAAACCGTCAAAAGGTGATTACGCCAACCTAACGCTTCAGCCGTGGCAACATTTCGTAATCGGCTCACTCTACGGGTGGGTGCATCGTGATACCGGGTTGCGGAGATTTCGCGAGGGTCTGGTTTTTATTGGCCGTAAAAACGGTAAAACGACGATGATTAGCGGATTAGCAAACTTTGCGATATCAAAAGATAACGAACCGGGGGCGCGTGTTTACGTTTTAGCCAACTCGAAGCAGCAGGCTGGTGAACTTTTCGATGAAAGCCGGGCGATGGTTCAGAAGTCGCCAGCACTTCGGAGAAATATGAAGGAAAACCAAAAAGGAATATTCGATATGAAGTCTTTGAGTCGTATTGAGCCGAGAGCATCCGATAGTAAAAAGCTTGACGGACTTAATACTCACCTCGGCATTTTTGATGAGATACACGAGTTCCAAGGATTTAAGCTGATAAACGTAATCAAGCGCTCCTGGTCTGCGCGGAGACAGCCGATGGTTATTTATATTACGACCGCAGGGTACGTTTTAGACGGCCCGTTAGTTGAATATTACGAAGTTGCTTCCGATGTTCTTGAAGGATCGAATGAACAGGACCGAAAATTCTACTTTATTGCGGAATTAGACGACGAAAAGGAGATAGATCAGCCGACTGAATGGATAAAAGCGAACCCGAATATGGGGGTAACGATGAAGCTTCCGACAATGGTTCAGGATTACCGGTCGGATCGCGACATCCCGCAAGAGAGAAACGACTGGATTACGAAGCAGTTTAATATGTTCGTGGATAACGGCGAGCAAAGCTTTGTAGACTTCGAAGTTATAAAACGTAATAACAAATATCATGATATCGAAGAACTGCGCGGCATGAGATGTATCGGCGGCTTCGACTTATCACAAACGGAAGACTTTACGAGCGCGTGTCTGGAATTTATTTTGCCGGATAATCGCGTTTTTGTTTTGTCTCATTCATGGGTTCCGGCGGCAAAAGTCGAGAAAGATAACGAGAAAATACCGTACCGAGAGTGGCAAGATGACGGATATTTGACGATTATTCCGGGCGAATACGTGGAATATGAGTACGTTTACGACTGGTTCGTTGAAATGTCGCGCAAATATCAGATCGATAAGATCACGTTTGACCCGGCGAATGCAATGCGGTTGGTTCACGATCTTCAAAACTACGGATTCCAAACGGAGGTCGTGCGTCAGGGTTATATTACGCTGAGTGATCCGTTAAAACACATCAAAGAATTACTGCTTGACGGGAACGTCGTTTATAACGAGAACAAGCTTTTCACATGGTATCTAAACAACGTCAAGCTCGTCGAAGATCGGAACGGTAACTGGTTGCCGACTAAACAAACGAGGTACCGGAAAATCGATGGCTTTGCGGCTTTTCTGAACGCACATACACAGGTTTATCTCGATATGACGAAGCCGGTTGAGGGCGGAAGCGTCGGATTTATCTCAATTAGCGATCTATTAAACGGTTAGGAGGTGAGAAATTGGGCTTTTGGAGCAATGTTCGGAATTTTTTTCGCAAACCATCCGATGTCAAGGCGGAAACGAGAAGAGATCTAACACACTGGTTTATTCCTCGTGCTACTATTCTAGGAAATTACGGAGAACATGCGCTAGTTGACAACGAAACGGTTTTCTCGGCTGTGTCGCGATTATCAAACACAATGTCAAGCCTACCGATCAAGGCGTATAAAAATTATCAACCGATTGAGTCTCAGGCTTCCGAGCTTCTGACATACGCGCCGAATCATAACATGACATCCGGGCAATTTATCGGCCTTTTGGAGACGCATCGGGCCGTATATGGCAATGCTTACGCAATAAAACGGTACGGAATGCGCTATGAAGTCGTCGGATTAGAGGTTTTGGATCCTTCGAGAGTGCAGCCGGTGATTGAAGAGACTACTCGTGAACTTTGGTACGAGATTTTAGGAGACAACGGAAATTATTTCGTTCACAACATGGACATGATTCACGTTAAATATACGTCGGTAGACGGGTTGAAAGGAATCTCACCGCTAAAGGTTCTGCGGAACGCTCTCGACTTTGATCGCGACGTCCGGCTGTTCAGTCTCGAACAAATGGACGGAGCAAAGATATCGTTCATTCTGGAATTGGCGAATCAGCTCGACGATACACGCAAAGAAAGGATGTTAGAGAACTTTAAAAGTTTCTATAAAGACAACGGAGGCCTCTTAATTCAGGAACCGGGGGTAAAAATACGCGAATTAAAGAAGGAATTCATCGATACAAAGGCGTTTGAGGTCGAAAAAGTGACACGTTCAAGAGTCGCGCAGGCCTTTAATATTCCGTTGTACATGCTTGGCGAGACACAAGGCAGCGTCTCCAATATGGAGCAGCTTTATATCGATTATGTACAAGGCACGCTAATGCCTATCGCAACTCAATACGAAAAAGAATTTAACCGGAAGCTGCTGACCGAAAAGGAACGCAAGTCCGGTTATTATTTTAAGTTCAGTATGAACGCGTTACTGCGTGGGGACATGCAGACCCGCGGTAATTTTTATCAACAAGGTATCCGGAGCGGCTGGTTTAAGCCGAATGAGGTGCGTGCGTGGGAGGATTTGCCGCCAGAAGAGGGCGGAGATACGCTTTATTTAAGCAAAGATTTATTCCCAATCGACCAGGTTGCGCAACAGAAAATAACATCGGCGGATGTACCGACGCCTCCAACGTTAGAAATTAACGAAGGTGATAACGAAAATTCGAAAGGAGGTGAGGACGATAAAGAAGTTCTGGGAAATCAAAGCGGCGAAGAATGACGCTAAAACAGGCGAGATTTACATTTACAGTGAAATCAGTTCGGCCCAGTTCTGGGGTGACGAAGTGACTGCGCAAACTTTCAAGGAGGATTTAGACGGACTTGGCGAAGTTTCTGCGCTAAATATCTATATCAATTCGCCAGGTGGCTCTGTTTTCGAAGGGAATTCGATCTACAACATCATAAAGCGGCACAAAGCCCATGTTAACGTCTACGTCGACGGGCTGGCTGCCTCTATCGCAAGTGTCATCGCAATGTCCGGTGACACTATTTTTATGCCCGCAAACGCGATGATGATGATTCATAATCCGTGGACTGTTGCGCAAGGCAATGCGGAAGAACTCCGCAAACAAGCCGACGACATGGATCGCATTCGCGAAAGTCTTATCGAAGCTTACCTCGAAAAAGCAGGCGGAAAACTCGATCGTGATCGTTTGATCGAACTTATGGACGCAGAAACGTGGCTGTCGGCGCAAGAATGCCTCGATTTAGGGCTGTGCGATTCTATCGAAGCTCCTAGCGCTGCCGTTGCGAAAGTAGACACGCAGTTATTTGCGAAGTACCGGAACACTCCGGAATCACTTCTTAATCAGACGAAAGAGGACGAAAAGCAGGCGGAAAAAGAGCGCCTGTTCCGTGAGCAGCTTATCGCGGAAGCACAAACGAATTTACTAAAACTTCAAAACGGGGGAATCATTTAATGGAACTATTTGATCTGAAGGCAAACTTAAACACTGTAGGTACACAATTAGCATCGGTTGAAAAAGAAATCATGAACAAAGCAGCCGACCCTAACGCTTCTATCGACGAAGTACGGTCTCTAAAACAAAAAAGAGACGATCTTAAAGAACGCATGGATATCCTGCAAAATCAACACGATGCTTTAGAGCAGGAACAAAAAGCTAAAATTCAAGCAAGCCTTGAAAAAGCAAAAGCAGGCGCGTCTGCTGGACTTAACAGCGAAGATCCAAAAGTTAAGAAAATTTCTGCTAAAGCTGGATTAATCCGTGCAACAATGCGAAAAGAAGTACCGGCTCCTGAGGTACGTGCTGCGTTAGGAGATAATAACGGAACAGGCGGGGAAAAACTCCTTCCTAAAACAGTTTCGGAAGAACTTATTCACGAACCTTTTGTAAAGAATCCGTTGCGTGAGCTTTCAACGTATACGAGTGTAACAAATCTCGAAATCCCTAAAGTTGATTTTTCCCTTGACGATGATGACTTCATCCAAGACTTGCAGACTGCTAAAGAACTTGAAGTAGACGGAGATGTAGTTACTTTCGGACGTCGCAAATTCAAAGTCATGGCAAAAATCTCCGAAACTATTTTGGCAGCTACTGATACTGATCTGGTCGCTACAGTTGAGCGCGCTTTACAATCCGGCCTAGCTGCAAAAGAGAAAAAAGTTTCTTTCGCAGTAACACCGAAACAGGGAGAAGAGGAAATGTCCTTCTACGCTGCCGGAATTAAGCAAGTATCTGCGGAAGATAAATATAAAGCAATCAAAAAAGCTATTGCTGATCTTCCGGAGGACTTCCGTGAAAACGCAAAAGTAATGATGACATACGCAGACTATCTCGAAATCATTGAAACTTTGGCTAATGGAAGTGCAACTCTTTACGGTGCACAACCGGAACAAATCATCGGTAAACCAGTTGAATTCTGTGACGCTGCGGTTGATCCTATCGTCGGTGACTTCCGTTACTCTCACTTCAACTATGATCCAGCGATCACTTACGAAAGCGATAAAGACGTTAAAACTGGCGAAAATGTATTCGTTCTTACTGCGTATTTCGATCACAAAATTAAACTGAAATCTGCATTCCGTATCGCTAAAGTAGACACTACTCCCTAAAGCACCCCAAGGGCTAAAGGCATCTTCGACTGACTCATCGGTGTCCCTAAGTTGGGATGCCGTAGCCTTTGCTGGGGGAATCAAAGAATACGAAATCTTTAGGGACGGGGTTTCCGTCGGGACCCGCGTTGGCACGTCGTTTAGTGAGAGCGGTTTAAAACCGGAAACTACGTATAAATACCAAGTACGGGCGATCTCAATGGCGGGTAATCCGTCGGAGCTAAGTAACGAACTTTCCGTTACGACAAAACCGACGCCTGTGCCTGATCCGGAAAGCATCAGCGTCAGCCCATCGTCTAAAACATTGAACGTAGGTGAGACGCAGCAAATTACCGCAACAGTATCGCCAAGTGGAGCTGACCAAGGCGTAACATACACGTCGAGCAACACGTCAGTCGCAACGGTGACGAGCTCTGGAAAGGTAACTGCGGTTGCAGCCGGATCTGCTACGATTACTGTCAAATCGAAAGTTAAGACAACGGTTAAGAATACCGTAACGATCACTGTTGTCGAACCAACACCATCTGGCGGTGAGTAAATATGAAAATCACTCCCGATGAGGTAAAAGAATATCTGCGGATTGATGGAGATGAGGAGGATTCCCTTATCTCCTTTTTTATTTCCGCCGCAGAGAAACATCTGGAAAACGCCGGTGTAACCGACAAGGAATCGGAACTATATAAACTGGCCGTCCTCATATACGTCACAGATGCGTATGAAAACAGATCAACCGCAATGAGCGGAAACAAAGTAGCCGGCATTGTATTGCAACTGAGGTGATCACGTGAACACAGGAGATTTTAATAAGCGGATCACATTTCTCCGTTTTACCGAAACAACAAACGATGAGGGATTCGAAATAAAGGAATGGTTACCGGTTGCGACCGTTTGGTCAGCGGTTAAGACGGTTCAGGGGCGCGAATTTTACCAGGCGGGCGCAGTACAGGCGGACAGGACAGCACGGTTTGTTATTCGATATTCAAAACGGATGAAGTCGATTCTTAGAAATGACTTGCGCATTTCATACGGAGGTAGGACGTTCGAAATTGAGAGCATCATAAATGACGATGAGCGGAACGTCACCTTTACGATAGTGACGAAGGAGGTCGGAATCAAATGAGCATTCGGATTTCCGGGTTTGACGAGGTGATGCGAAATATCCAGCGTATGGGTAATCGAGCTAATTCGTTGAAATCGGGCGCGTTAGATGCCGGGGCAAAGCCTATTTACGAAACTATGGAAGAGAACAACCCGAGTAAAAGATACAAGATCGCTGTCGAAAAAAGTAAGTCAGACGAAGTAGTAATCGGCCCTGAAAAAGACTTTTTCACAGCACATTTTCTTGAATTCGGCACAAGTCCACACCTTATAAAACTGCGAAAAGCCAAAATACAGACAGACGGCCAAATTGTTTACGGTAAGGAAGTTAACCACCCAGGGCACGCTCCTCGACCGTTCGTTGAGCCGTCTTTTCTTGCATCTAAGGATGATGCGCAGCAAGAGATTGTCAGCTACTACCGGAGGAATTTGCTGCCATGAGTCTTCGGAGTCTAGTAATGGCGACTTTGAAGGATATTGGTGTACCTGTTCGATTTATTACGTATTCAGGTGACGAGGATACTTACATTCTCTTTTATGTTTACAACGTATCAGGCGCCCTTTCAACGGAGGATGAAGAGGCCTTCGCTAATCACTATGTACAAATCAGTATCTTCACAAAAGACCCAACTAAATATTCAGAACTGGAAAAAGAGGTAAAGAGCCGGCTCAAACGAGCTGGCTTTTTTCGTTCAAACGAACAGGACCTTTATGAAACCGAAACTGAGCTTTTTCACAAAGTCTTGCGTTATGGAACGACACTAAATACGGAAGAGGAGTGAATCAACCTATGGCAAAAGGCGTACGCGTAGGTTTAAAAAATATACACTTTGCGAAAATTCTAACGGAAGATGAGAACGGAGTTACTTACGATACTCCGGTTAAAATCGGAAATGCGATCGAAGCAAGTATTAAACCGAATACAAACAGCGAAACTCTATATGCTGATGACGGCCCTTCGGAGGTTGAATCTTCGATGGGAGAAACCGAAGTTGAAATCGGTATCGACCAATTATCAACTGCTGCTCAGGCGTTGTTGCTAGGTCACACGATTCTTGCCGACGGTGTACTAGAAAAGAAAGAAACAGATGTTGCACCATACGGAGCCTTGTTATTTGAGTCAGCTACTACCGGAGGAAAATCTAAACTTTACGCGCTATATAAAGGAAGATTCCAGCCGCAAGAGGAGTCTTTTGCAACTAAAGGAGATAGCCCGGAATTCCAAACCGACTCTATTTCTGGTGTATTTGTACGACGCGATCACGACAAAGTTTGGCAGCGTAGTGTATTTACGGGAGATGACGGCGTGAAAGCAGAGGTTATCGAAAACTGGTTCAAGAAAGTTTACGAACCAACGACCTCTACTCCCTGATAATGGGGCTACCAAAAGCCCCGAACCAATAGAAGAACCGGTCGATGATGCAAACAACGCTGAAACAGAGATGGAGAGCTAAGTTTTTAGCTCTCTTTTTTATTAAAAATAAAAGAAATTAGGAGCGTGGATTATGCAAATTACATTAATGATTGACGGCGAAGATAAAGTATTTCAAGCACCTTTTGTAAAGGGCCGTATGTTGCGGGAAGCTATTAAACTTTCAAAGTCAAGCAACTTCGATGACTTAGATGTTGAGGATCTTGACGCATTGGTTGGTTACGTGGTTCGAGTTTATGATAATCAGTTCGATATCGACCAATTTTACGACGGGATCTCTTCTGAAAAACTGATCCCAGTTATTACAGAAACAATTCAGAAAGTTGTAGGGACTGTGGCTGCGCCAAATGAGCAAGTCGGCGAGAACAAAGCAACTGAAACGCAGGCAATCGGTGAGGTAAAAAACTAACACCGGGGTATATTTTACCCCTTGATGTTTTAGATCAGCTCGATAGAGATCTCAAAAAGCTCTATCTCGACAACTCCGAAAAACCCTCGGATATCTATTACCTAGACGAAATGGACATCGGGTGGTTTTGCGAACTTATGAACTTTAGCGACAATGGTAGCTCTCATGGAAACGGAAAAACACAACAAAAACTCGGTTATATCGATCAAATACCGGGTTTTTAGAAGGGAGGTATCGGAGATTTGGCGACTGAATCAGTCGGATCAATACGCGTTAGTTTAGGGCTAGACAATATTGATTTCTCTCGCGGCCTTCAGGACGTAAATAGAAAATTAAAGGTACTTAACTCGGAATTCAAAGCGGCAATGGCTGGCGCTGGCCGATTCGATAACAGCCTGGATTCATTGCGAAATAAGACCGACATATTAAATCGGACTTTACAGACGCAAAAGGCGAAACTCAACGAATTAAAACGACAATATGAAGAGAGCGTAAGGACGACGGGAAGGTACTCCGCCCAATCCGAAAAGCTCCTCGCCCAATATAATCGCACTGTTGCGGCGGTTCGGAAAACCGAGGATCAGTTAGACCTTCTTAACCGTAAAATGCGTGAGCAGAGTACCGGCTTCGGTCAGTTGGGCGCCAAAATTAGCGCAAGCATTAAAACGATCGAAACCAAGCTACGCGTATTGGATTCAGCATTCGAGGCCTCATCAGCCGGCATAAAGGATTTCGGATCTACTACCGAACAATTACGGCAAAAATCGGAACACCTTACGCAATCAATCTCGTTACAAGAGCAGCGTCTTAAAAACATACGTCGATTGTATCTCGAAGCTAAACGTGCAAAAGGTGAAGATGCTCAGGCGACCCAAGAATTACGCGTTCAAATGAATCAAGCAACAGCACAACTCCGGACAACTCAAGCGGAATTGGCCGCAACGAACCGACAGATCCAATCGAACACAGGCCGTTGGAACGAACTCGGCAACCGGATCGGCGAAGTTGGAGATCGTATGCATGACGTTGGCGGTCGGATGCAAGCTGCGGGATCTGAAATCGCGATGTCATTCGGCGTAGCGACAGCAGCTATAGGCGGAGGGCTTGCGGTTTCAACGAAAAAAGCGATGGACTTCGAGCAGCAGATGTCGAACGTAAAGGCGGTCATGAATCCGGTAGAAGCCAACCAATACAGCGCCGCTCTTACGGAATTAGCCATTAAACTCGGTGCTGATACGAAATACAGTGCGCTTGAAGCTGCGCAAGGTATGGAGGAACTTGTAAAGGCAGGTGTATCGACAAAAGATATACTAAACGGTGCACTTAAAGGCGCATTATCGCTTGCAACTGCCGGTGAGTTAGAACTTGCGGATGCAGCGGAAATTGCATCGACTGCCCTGAACGCGTTTAAAGACGATAACATCAGCGTTGCACAGGCGGCGGATATTCTCGCAGGGGCCGCGAACTCTTCTGCAACTACGGTCGGAGAGATGCGGTACGGTCTTCAAATGACATCAGCAGTAGCGGCTGGAATGGGTCTTTCTTTTAAAGACACGGCTACTACATTGGCTCTTTTCGCTCAGAATGGACTGAAAGGGTCCGACGCAGGTACTTCAATGAAAACGATGTTAAGTCGTTTAGTACCTATGACAAAGGCTCAGTACGAGACAATGCACGATCTTGGTCTAGTCACTCTCGATACGTCTGAAGCTTTTAAACGTATGACTGACAAAGGTTTCAAACCAGCGAGTAAAAATATCGGTGATATTTACGACGCACTAAACAAGTATGTCGAAAAGACGACTGGAGCGAAGCAAGGTACCGAAAAGTTCGAGAAGGCCTTTGACAAAGCCACTCGGAGTCTTGGTATCATGGACAATAAATTTTTCGATGCTAACGGAAATATTCGAAGTATGACAGAAATATCTGGAGAGCTTTCGAAGGCACTTGACGGTTTGTCCGCAAAAGATAAACAAGAAGCCCTTTACAATATCTTCGGTAGTGACGCCATTCGGGGCGCGTTGATTCTTGGCAAGGAAGGAAGTAAAGGCTTCGATAAAATGGCGGCTGCGATGGATAAAATCAAGGCCGATAATGTTGCTGCTGAGAAAATGAATAACCTCAAAGGTAGGATAGAGGAGCTTTCAGGAGCCGTTGAAACTGCGCAAATTTCATTCGGTAACGCGCTAACCCCGGCTATCTCTGCACTCGTTTCTATGCTCCAGAGAGCGACGGATTGGTTTAATGGTCTATCTAAGGGAATGCAATCGTTCGTAGCTATTTCTCTTGCAGTTACAACTTCAATTTTGGGCGTGGTTGCAGCGTTAGGTTTTTTAATGCTTGGTGTCGGTCAAATGATATCTGGACTCGGTACTTTAGGCGGCCTTTTGAAGGATTTATTCAAAAGTCAAAAATTCATAAGCGCCCTTAGCGTTGCATTCGGAGCACTCACGAGTCCGATCGGCCTTACAGTTCTCGGCATAACCGCGATAGGAACCGCATTTGTGATTGCATACAAAAAGTCCGAAACATTCCGTAACTTTGTCAACGGAACTTTTGAATCCGTAAGAAATACGACAGTTGCCGCATTCAATGCAATAACATCAACGGTTGGTAAAACATTCGATTATATCCAAACAAAGTCAATCGCCGGATGGTCGAAATTCACTGACGGAGTTTCAACGATAGTCCCTGCGGTAAAACAAAAATTTACAAACGTTGTCGATTCGGTAGATAACTTCGTTGTGAATATCGGTTCAACTATTGCCGAAAGGTTCGGATCAGGTCTATCGGAAAAAGCTGGCGATGCGGTAGATCTATTTATTCAAAATCTAAAAACGGCATTTTCAAGCGTTGGTGGTGTAGTATCGATTATCACTCCGTCAATAACTGCGATCGGGTTAGCGATGGCGGGCGTATCTGGACCGGTTAGTTTCTTCATTACTTCGCTTGTTAGCGTTGCTGGATTTTTGTACCGATTGTATCAAACGAATGAAGAGTTCAGGGCGTCTGTTCAAAATGTATGGTCCCAAGTGACTTCAGTTATAGGGAGTGCAGTTACAGCTTTGCAGCCCGTAATAAGTGCGTTTGTTGGGTATTTCGCAGGCATTGCAGAAGAATTAGCACCGGAGTTTGCAAAAACCGGCGAGGTAATCATGACAAGCCTTGCTTCACTTCGTCCTACCTTTATAGAGCTTGGTCAAGCTTTTCAGGAACTTTGGCAGGCACTGAGTGAGTCGTTCTCTCAGATAGCTGTTCAGATGGCACCTATCATTCAGCAACTGAGTGCGACTTTTGCGGCAGCAATGCCTCAACTAGTGTCCACAGTCGGTCAATTAGTTCAAGTATGGGCTAATTTTCTGGTACAGTTCATGCAAATCGTAACTCAAGTAGCTTCTGTGCTTTTGCCAATGTTATCTCAAGCATTCTCGGCAATAGTTCCGGTGATTTTTCAGGTGGTAAGCTCTGTATTTTCTTTGATAGTACAGGTGATTCAATCTCTTATACCTGTTATTACAACGATAGTCACTACGTTACTTCCTATGCTTTTACAAACATTCCAAGCAATTTTCCCGCCGATTCTTGCTGTTGTTCAGGCGGTTGCTCCAATAATTACTATGATTTTGACTACTGTTGCTCAGGTATTGAGTCAACTCGCTGTTACGTTGCTGCCGTTGCTTTTACAAATTGTTCAGACTGTCTTTCCGGTACTTGTAACAATTATCCAAGCGGCCGTAAGTGCACTAGTTCCAGTTTTACAAGCTGTAGCGACAATTATTCGTACAGTTCTCATTCCGGCAATTCAATTCATTCTCCAAATCGTGCAGGCTGTTTTCCCGGTAATCGTTGGTGTCATTCAAGGCGCTTTGAATATCGTTATAAATGTAGTTCGATTGTTCACTTCGTTGCTAAAAGGTGACTGGAGCGGAGTCTGGCAAGCCATAATCGGCATTCTAAAAGGCTGCTGGTCCATAATTACGGCTGTCCTTCGAGGAGCAGGAAATTTGGTTCTTTCAATATTTTCCTGGTTGATTAATGGAGCGATCGGCGCTTGGGATGGAATGAAAGGGAACACGGTAAAAATCTTTACGAATATCAAGGATTTTGTCGTGAAAACATTCAACAATCTGATCGAAGGGGCTAAGAATCTTCCGGGTCAGATTGGAGATGGAATCAAGAGCATGGCTGGGAAAGCTATGGATGGTGTAAAAGCGCTTGGGAACAAAATGATCGATGGACTGGAGTGGATTATCAACGGACTAACCCAAAACGGTATTAATAAATTACTTGATACTTTTGGTGTTGATAAGAAACTTCGTATTCCGAAGTTAGAAATTCCTAGATTCGCTAAAGGTACTCCGCCGGGAGGGCACAAAGGCGGACTCGCTATTTTGGGAGACGGCGGAGGTCCGGAATTATTCCGTACACCTTCTGGTTTCGTTGGTCTAAGTCCGGGTACAGACACACTATTCAACCTACCGAAAGGAACGCAAGTCCTTCCACATAAAGAGACGCGTGATCTACTGTCTTCTGGAATCCCGGCATTTAAGAAAGGTACCAAAAATAAAAGCTTTTTCGATTCTGTTGTCGACGTAGGAAAAGGCGCTCTTGATGCAGGGAAAGCGGCTGTAACTAAGGTTAAGGACCTCGCTTTTGATGCGTGGGATTATGTAAGCAACCCGTCTAAACTCATCGCCAAAACGCTAGAAAGTCTCGGCCTTAAATTGCCGGATATAGCGGGCGCCTTTGGGACTATTGCAAAAGGTGCCTTCGGAAAAGTTAAAGATTCTGCAGTCACTTTTATGAAAAATCAGCTTGCCAAAATTGGCGGAGCTTTTGGAAGTGGCGAAAAAGCTTCAGGAAATGTTAAACAATGGATCCGTGCAGCAATGGCTAAAACGAATTCTCCGGCTTCCTGGTTCGAACCACTCGTTACAATCGCGATGAAAGAGAGCGGAGGACGTACAGGACCATCGACAATTAACCGGTGGGACTCGAACTGGAGACGCGGTACACCATCGATGGGACTTATGCAAACGATAAAACCAACGTTTGATGCGTATAAGCTGCCAGGCATGGGTGACATTATGAATCCGGTTCACAACGCGGTTGCGGCGATTCGCTATATCAAATCTCGCTATGGAAGTCCGTTTAATACTCCGGGCATCAGATCGATGGCGAAAGGCGGTCCGTACAAAGGGTATAAAATCGGCGATATTGTGACGCAAAAGCAGCTCGCCTGGATTGCGGAAGAAGGCCCAGAAGCGGTTATTCCGTTACAAAACCACCGCCAGCGTGCGCAGCAACTATGGACGGCTGCCGGCAAAGAGATTGGCATGGACCCGGCGAGTGGAAGTAACGCAGAAGAACTCGCGTTGTTGCGTGGACAGAACGCGCTACTAAGACAGACGAACACATTGCTAACGGGAATTCTACGCAAAGATCCGAGTGTAGTTGTCGATACGGCAGCACTAACGGATAGTGTAGAAAAAGGTCAGGCACAAAACATCGGATTTAATAAACTGCTGTGGGGTGATCGATAAATGGCGTATCTGACAATTATAAAAAACGGTGAAACCATCGATCACCGTAAATACGGCTTAAAGCTTTTAAGTTTCCGTAAGGAATCGCTAACACACCGAACTAACTATGAAGAAATGGACGGCAGGCATGGCGCGATAGATACGGGAACGACTTTCGGTGAACGAAAACTTAAAGCGACGTTTTTAATGCAAGGCGTGGACCATCTTGATTATCAGTTGATGATCGATGAGGTCTATGCTTTATTTGCGTGTGAAGATTCAATCGAATTAATAGATTCGAGACAGCCCGGTAAAGTGTGGACGGTAAAACCAAGCAGCACATTTGAGCCTGACGATTTAAACTCGAGGAGCGGTAAATTTGAGATTGAATTTACATCTCCGTCACCGTTCGCGAGTTCATACGGCTCTACTCTTGATCCGTTCACATTCGGTGAAGAAGTTTGGCAGATAGGTCAAGGATTGATTCCTTCGGATAGTCTGGTATATAGGCATCGAACTAACCGATTCAGTATTTTTAATGCTGGAAATGTAGAGATTGATCCTTGTCTTGAAATGCCGTTGAATATCGTTTATAAAGGCGCATCTTCGAATTTTACGATCAAAAACAAAACGACCGGGCAGACGGTGTCATATAACGGGTCCTCCAAGTCGACCGATACTATTAAACTCGAAGGGTTGCGTCATCTGAAGAACGGCATTAGCATTTACGGAAATACCAATCGCAGGTACATTTCGTTAAAGCCGGGGTGGAATGACATCGAACTTACCGGTACGTCTGGAAGTTTCGAAATTTCGTTTGATTTTTTCTTTTTCTATAAGTAGGTGTTCGAATGAAAACGATAGCGATTAGAGACGTAACAGGGATTATGGAGCCGTTGCCTGGGTTTTCAGTAGTACGAACTGATGGTAACGATGGTCAGAGATCAATAAAATTAACCGGCTATAAAACAACAACTAACCAGTACGGCTACCAGTTTGTAAAAAACGAAAATACAGTTGTCTACGATGACGAAGAATACATCATCAAAACACATCGCGAAAGAACATACCGGAAAGGTGTCGGAGTTGAGGCTACAGCCATTCATCGCATCTTTGACGACTTAATGAATAACTATATATACGAAGAAAAGACGGGCACGCTTCGATTGGATGCGATGCTCTCTTTTGCATTGGATGGAAGCGGCTACACATTCGAAATTGATACGACGGATTTACCAACGTCAGTCAGAGTTGAAAATTTCGGATGGAATAACTCTCTTGCTCTTTTCCGAGACATTCTCGAAAAGTTTGGTGCAGAGTTCGACTACAAAGGTAAGAAAATCTATGTCGCTAAAAAATTCGGTATCCAAAGAGACGAACCTTTTCTGCGTTATAGATTCAACGTAAAGGACCCGGAAAAAGAGATCGACACCAGTAGTTTCGCAACGTATATTCGAGGTTATGGAAAGAAAGATGCTAAAGGAAACTATTTGTTTGCCGAGTACACAAGTCCTTTAGCCAAAATATATGGCATTAAGCACGCTGACCCGGTTAAAGATGAGCGGTACACAGACAAAGATAGTCTTCTCGCCGCAATGAAAAAGCAGCTCAACGATAACATCGATATTTCTCTTACATTTACGGCCATTGAACTTGAAAGTATGGGACTCAAGGATATTAAAAAGGGTGATTATGTTTGGTGTGTGATTGAACCGTTTGACTTAAATGTTCAATTACGAGCTGTCAGTAGAGAAGATTACTCGGATGAAACCAAGTCACCTACTTTTACTTTTGGGTCTATTACGAAAAAAGCTTCGGATATTATCGCAAGCTTTAATACAACAAAAAAAGCGGTTGAAAAAGTTATCGATACGTCTACAGGAAAAATAAAAGACTCCGCAATTGACTCAACGGGTCTCACAACGAAATCCGAGTTTCAGTCGCACGTAGATAACAAGATAATGCACATAACAGCGGAGGAAAGAGCTGCTTGGAACGCGGCTTCGAATTCAATCGGAGATTTAACTTTTATCACATGGAGCACGCCGACTCTTAAAAATGGTTGGATTCAGTATACGTCGAATACCGGCAGCTATCCGATTCAGTACGGAAAGGATGCGATAGGGACGGTCAATATCAGAGGAGCTGTTTCGTCAGGGGTAATCGGATCTTCAACTCCGGTCTTTACTTTGCCCGCTGGTTATAGACCACCGTTTCCTCACCTTTTTATCGGTGTTTCATCTCCGGCAACAGACGGTACTCCTCAGTATTTTCGCGGGATTATAAAGACGAACGGGGATGTTTGCGTTGAGAATGTCTCAAACAAAGATACACCAAATCAGTTTATCGGTATCTATACGCAATTTAAAGCGATTTAAAAATAGCGGAGGTGATAACGCTTGGGAAAGTTTTATTATAAAAAAGCCACAACAAGCGGATTTGATCGCCAATATATAAAAGACCAAAACCAAAACCTAGATGACATAGGTAGGGATATTCGTGAAATTGACACAAAAATAATTGACCATAAAAAAGCAAAAAACGCCCATACATCGGATCAAATCAGCCACGGAGTTTTTTCTTTGCGAACTTATATAGACGGTCTGTACAACCGATTGCGCAACTTAATTTTAAACGCTGACGGAACCAACGTTAAAGAAGTAGTCGATGCGCGGGTCAGTGCTGATGGCGAAGTATTTCCGTTGCTTAAAGAGCGGTTAGATACGGAATACGTTAAACTTTTACAGAAAATCAAACGGACAGTAAACGTTGATGATTTCGGAGCAGATCCGACAGGCGTTAACGACAGTACAGAAGCGTTCCAAAAAGCGCTCGGAACCGGTAAAGTCCGATTAGTTCTTTCCGCCGGAACCTATCTCGTAAAAGGCGTCAAACTTCCGTCCTGGACATACATGGTCGGCCAGGGAATCGGAGTTACTACGCTAAAACTTCACGAGGATACGCCGGCCAGCGAATGGGTCGTAACCAACGCGGACCATACGAACGGAAACCGAAATATCATGGTCGAAGGAATGTCGCTAGACTGGAACCCGGATCGTCAAGGCGGTCTTGGGCCGACCGGCGGACTACATTCGAGCTGCCTAACCTTAGCGAATGTTAAGTTCGGGATTGTGCGCGAAGTAGAAGGCATCAACCCGGCCCTGCACTGTTTCGATGCGTCTGCGCCTACCTACAATATCTCGGACGCTGATTATACGAAAAACGGTTGCCGATATATCTGGTTCGATCGATGCGTAGGTTCCGGATATGGTGACGACGGAGTGACTACGCACTACAGCGAATACATTTTCATAACGAATTGCGTCATGACGAATCCAAGCGGAAAGGCTCATGCGACTGGGTCCTCAAACTCAAACGGTATCGAAGTCGACGACGGATCTAAAAACGTTTGGGTCATCGATTGTTTTACGTCCGGTAATGTTCGCGGTTACGAGGTCAAAGCGCATATGGAATGGCCGGCTCCGTCAAACGTTCATATTCGCGGTTGTGAATCATACCGTGATGTCCGCGCGTTCGACCTTCGGCATATCGGCCATCACTTAGCAACCGAGCCGTTGAGCGAAACGGCACGAGACGTAACGCTAGTCGATTGTACGGCGCGCGAGCCGATATTCAACGATCTATATGTCGGACTTGAACCGAAAGCACTCGTCGTTTCGGCTTATCAGCGTGTCATGATTTCGAATTTCCGTGCGATTGGAGATCCGACATACGACTATAAAGGAACGCCAGCGATCGCATTCCAATACAAGAGTCGGAAAATAAACGTTAACGGGCTGCAAATGTACGGTTTCGCTAAAGCCGGTTCCGATATTCACGTTACCGGCGGCGATCAACGGACAGATGACGTATTTATCTCGAACTTTGCGATTCATGATTCGGCGCCTACCGCCATCAGTTTGGGCGGCGGCGTATATAACGTTAATTTAACGAACGGTATCGCTCACACAAGCGGAGGTACTGCCGGAATCACGTCTCCGAATAACCAAGCGAATATCATTGCGGTGCGTGCCTACGGATATACAGATGCGGCCGTTATTGGGGGCGAGCGTTATTCAACCGTACCAAACAACATTAAGAGCGGATTCCGTGCGGCTTCGTCTTCTGGATCGCCTATATCAAATACAAGCGCAATTATTGCGTCCACTGGCAACGGAAAAACGAAAGGCGACGCGAACGCACTCATCGCAACTCGTACCGGATCATCTACTGAAGGATCGCGGTCTGTCGTAATGGGATCGAACAATTCCCACGTAAAAGGGACCGGTTTAGTTTCGGCAATGGTCCTCGGTTCCGTTAACGTTATCAACGATAAAAGCTATACGACTATTTGGGGATTCGGAAGCGAGCCGTCTACAGCGAATAAACGAGTCGAAATCAACGCCCGGGCAGGATCGGTTCGGGGGATTGGAGCCGTCGAAAGCGTATCCGACCTAAAAGACCTTGCGGAGTATTTCGAATCGAAAGACGGCAGCAAAATCGAGTCCGGATACTTGGTGACGCTTGATGGCGACAAAATCCGAAAAGCGCAAAAAGGCGAAAGTGTACTCGGGGTTATCTCGGAGACGGCCGGCGTTATCATGGGTGGAGCAGCGTTCTATTGGAACGACCGGTACCTCCGAAATGATTTCGGCGGACTTATTTACGAAACAGTTACCGTAGATGGTCACGAATACAAGATTCCGAAGGAGAATCCAGCATACGATCCTGAATCCGAATATGTACCGAGAGAGGAACGCGATGAATGGCACGTCGTTGGGCTGATCGGTCAAGTATACGTCAGAGTCGATAATACCGTTCGAGCTGGCGATCTTATTGTACCGGATGGTGGTATCGGAACTAAATCGGAGGATGGAACGGGTTTTCAAGTGATGCGGATTACAAAAGAATATGACAGCAAGAAAGGATACGGGATGGCTCTCGTATTCATTCGATAGGAGGAGACGCTATGATTTATAATGATGCCGAGTTATCCCTCGATGTGAATTCTCGTACTAAACAAATGATTAGTACGGGGATTCAATTTAGTACACAGGATGTGAATACAGCCCGCATAATCTTCACAGTCACGAAAGATGGCGAACGGTTACCACTTTCTTCTGTTGTAGGAAAACTAGTCATGATTATGGCGGATGGCAGCAGATTCGTTCGGAACGTAGATATTGTAGATAAAGTAGAAGGCGTCGCACAGTACGTTTTATCTGAGGACGAGATCAAGCACTACGGGAATGTTCAGGCTGAATTAAATTTATACTATACAAACGAACAATCACTGTCTGTTCATAAATTTTCTTTTGTCATCGATCAAGCATTAATAGATTCGAACATCACTCCCGTTGCAGAATACTATATCGACGACTTTGAGTCGTTAAAGAGCGCGATTCAAGAGATTGTAGGAGAAATGAATCAAACATTAGCTGAACTCGAAGAAAAGTTCTCGAACTTAGAAAATATTGAGACAAAAACCGGTGCTCAAGCTAAAGCAGACAAGGCTTTGGCAGACGCTAAAGTATACACCGATGATCATGCGAACAGAACGGACAATCCGCACGAAGTCACAAAGGAACAGGTCGGTCTATCAAATGTTGTTAACAGCGAGCAAGCTACGAAGACAGAATTCACAGAACATGTGGAAGACAACGTTAGGCATGTAACTAGTGAAGAGCGCGATAAATGGAACGGCACAAGTGATGTTGCGCGATTTGAGGCCCTCGGCCAGTTAAGCTTAATTTTAAAAGGGTCGCTATATTTAAAAAATGATTATAATTTTTTCGGGTACTTGTCTAACGGAGATCACTCGAACCTCGCGACGATGGAACAAAATGATATCGCTAAATTCGGAGATGCAAAGGCAGTAACTTGGTTAGCCGGGAAGGATTATGTATCTGTCCGTTCTCCCAAAATGTATCTAGTTGAAAAATCAGATGAAGGCGGGAACGCCGTAACCCCAGCGAGAACGGTCTATCACTCTGGAAATCTAACTAATCACGCGATTTTTACGGCAGCCGAAACGCAAGCTCTTACCAAAAACACTAAAAATAAACTAACGTTGCTCAACAACATATCAAGCAGCTTCCCGGCTGGAAGTGCTACGGCGGGAACAGGAGCGTATAAAATTCCTAGAAGTGGCGCGTATTTTTTCCAGTTCACAGTCCGGCCAACAGCCTTAACTAACGCGAATTCTGTTATCCGATTAGGTATTTCGAGGGTTCGAAACGGAACAACAACTGAAATGGACATGCAAGACATTGTAGCTAGTAATGCTTTTCAGACCGGCTTTTATACCGGAACATTTATATATCAATTCAATCAGGATGATGAGATTACACCTTGGATTAACCCATTAAATGAAGACATCACGATCCAAGCAGGAACTCGATACAATATTTACTACCTAGGCGACACTCCGACTTCTTAATTTATTGCCTTTTATGGTATATTTGTATTAAAAACGTTGGGGGTTACTAAATGCTGAAGGTCGCGGTTTTGGGGAGCTGTGTATCGAGGGATAATTTCAACTCTAAATTCATTCCTGATTATAAAAAGTACGCAACTTGTGTTTTACATCAGAATCAAATGTCGATGATTTCTCTCAATTCTGATCCAATACCTTTTGACGAAAAACTAATTGACAATTTAAGTCCCTTTGATACAAGGCATTTCACCACAGAGCTAAATAAAAGTTTTTTTAGTGAGATGAAAAAATACCAGCCGGACTATCTCATTGTAGATTTTTACGGAGATCTATTTTACGGAGTTCAAAAGGTAGGCGATAGCTATATAACCAATAAAAAATGGCTATTCAAACAGACATCACTATATGAGCGTCTTGATATCAGAGAAGAATTTCAGATGTTTTTCGATCAGAAAGACCGTTATCTGGAATTATGGAAAGCGGGAGTGAAACGATTATTCAACTTTTTAAAAGAAGATGTGCCGAACTGCAAAGTCATCATTAACAAGGCTAGATTTATCGATGAGTATATCGACAAAGAAACTGGAGAAACAAAAATTATCAGTGAGAGCGGGAAAAAGAGATATATTAACGTTCCGGTATATAACAAGTGGTGGGATGCTTTAGATAATCATGTGATTAAAAACTACGATGTAAAAGTTATCGATTATCAAGGTAGGCACTACAAATCAATCGAGGATCATCCTTGGGATATGTTTTATGTTCATTATGATATGTCGTTTTATCAGGATTTTTCTAGACAGCTTTTGACGATTGCTCTTGAAGATGCTTTAAAAGATAAGGGAGCATTAGCAACGAATTAACAAGGAGTTCAGGCGCCCGTTTGGGCGTCTTTTTGTTTGGGCCAGAAGGAGGCGTAGTCATTGGGCGAACCATCGAACAACGAATTAAACGATAAAATAGCCGATATTCGCGAATGGCTTGTACGAATCGATACGAAGGTCGACTATTTCAACGAAGTAAAACATACGGCAGATCGAGCGCACGAAAAGGCTGATGAAGCGTTAGCGCTCGCGAAAGAAAGTCGGGCGGATATCTCCGACATGAAAGCAAATACGAAATGGTTATGGGGCGTAATTCTCACGGTCGTCGGGTTGGCGATCTCGGGGATTGCGCTATTTTTATGAGCCCGTTCGGTGAGAGTCCGGCGGGCTTTTTATATACGGAAAATAACGAAAGGGAGACGATTGCATGGCGATCACAGTAAAGAAAAATCTCGTTCCATCCAGTAAGTATTCGGTTAAATGTCCGTATTCAATGGATGCGAAGTACATCACGTTCCACAATACGGCAAACGACGCATCAGCAGCGAATGAGATTGCGTACATGATTCGGAACAACAACGAAGTATCGTATCACTTCGCGGTAGACGATAAGGAAGTCGTTCAGGGACTTCCGACTAACCGTAACGCCTGGCATTGCGGAGACGGTAACGGTGTTAATTCCGGAAACCGTACGTCTATTGGCGTTGAAGTCTGCTATTCGAAATCAGGCGGTGCTAAGTATAAAGCCGCCGAAAAGCTGGCGATTAAATTCATTGCGCAGCTATTGAAGGAGCGCGGTTGGGGCGTTGATCGCGTTAAGAAACATCAGGATTGGTCCGGAAAATACTGCCCGCACCGTGTACTCGATGAGGGACGTTGGGACGAAGTAAAAGCGGCCATCGCTGCGGAACTTAAAGCGCTCGGAGGAAAGTCGTCTAGCCCTGCGAAACCAGCGTCTAAGCCATCCGGAAAGACTTATACGGTAAAGAAAGGCGACACGCTTTCGGAAATTGCGGTTAAAACAGGCGTCAGCGTGGCGAAACTCCAGTCCTATAACGGTATTAAAAATCCGAATAAAATCATGGTCGGTCAGGTTCTGAAGCTTACGGGAAGCGGCGGTTCCAAGTCGTCATCTAGCGGTAAGAAATACGTATATCTTCCGGCATCTGCCGATTCATGGCGCATCTATCCGACTAACAAAGCGCCGGTCAAAGGGAACGAGTGCGGATTCTTGCGTCCGAAAAAATTCGGCGGCCTTAAATACGAAATCCTTGCGAATCCCCAAACGGACGTCTATACGATCAAAACGGATCAGTTCGGAAAAGTGAATATCTACGCGGCGAAATCAACCGGTGCAACTGTAAAGTAAACTAATCGAAAAGGGAGACGATATTATGAACGTAAAGACAATCGAAAAAATTAGCGCAGGCACAATCGCTCGATTCGTGCTTCTTGCGCTTGCACTCGTTAACCAGACGCTTACGATGACGGGTCACAGTCCGATTCCGGTCGATGAGGAAGGCGTGCAGCAATTTATTTCGCTCGCATTTACCGGAGCAACTTCGCTATGGGCGTACTGGAAAAATAACGACGTGACGAAGAAAGCGCGGACAAAAGGTGAATAGATAGCGGAACTTTTTGCGGGCGCCTGCGTATACAGTCGTAGGTGCTCGTGTACATAATGAGATTGCGGTTAGGTTTGGCGATAGAGTATAATTTTAGTAACTTATTTCGGAGGTAAAGCAAATGAAGAAGATACTGTTATCGCTCCTGCTGATTCCGTTGTTAGCTTTAGCGGCGTGCAGTTCGGCGGATGTTTCAAAAAACACAAAAGACGAGAAAAGAAATGAGACTAAAAAAGAAGAAACTTTCGAAGCGACAGAGAAGAATATAAAGCTCCTTGTCGCAGACGAACTGAAAGAAAAAGGAATCGAAGGTACCAAAAAATTGGATTCGTTAGAAATTTTTGATGATGTCGATAAAAATAATAAATCGATTAAAACGGTACTTATCACATTAAATGGAAATGATAGTCTTACGAAAAACATGATAAAGAAAGGAATGCTCAAAGAGGGAGAAAAACTGTTCCCTCGGATATTTGAAGATCGATTGGTCGGGAGGGTCCTGATAACATGGAAGTTTCCGCTAGAAGATGATAAAGGGAATAGTTCATTCCGAAAAGCCTTGTCTATTCAACTTGAACGGGAAACTGCCGACGAAATTAACTGGAAGAAATTCAAGTACAAAAACTTCCCTACCGTAGCTGACAGTTACTTTGAACATCAAGTTTTTAAAAAGTAACAAAACTGCCTCATCCTTAATGGGGGGGGCTTTTTATTTCCTCCTACACTCTTAATCCTCGTGAACCTCAAACAATTCATTCATATCTGTGATATTAAACTTATCAATTATTTTTTCAAGCGTTTCTTTTGGGTACCTTTTGGTTTTCCCTGAACACAATTCACTCACAGCGCGAGTTGATAATTCCAATTCCTCTGCGATTTCTTTTTGTTCATATCCGTGCTCCTCAAGCAGCTCTTTTAAGCGAAGCCGCATCGATCCCACCCTTTCGCATTTTATATCCGTAGTATACGATAAAGTTAAAAATTACGCAAACCGTAATTGACAATTCCGTTTAGTGTAATTATAATTACGTTAAACGTAAATTACGGAAGGCGGAATCGTTATGCATTATCTAGCGGAACACCAAACGTTCGACTCGACGGCCGAACTCAACGCGGCTGTTTACGAACATATCAAACGCAATACATACGAATTAAACGACACGGACCGGCTTACGCTTAAAACGATCGCTCGTTACGCGGTCAAGTTCGCCGGGGCTGCGCATCTCAAAGCGGACACACTCGCGAACCTTATCGGAAAGTCCGTCAAGACAGCGCGGCGTGTCGTCAACAAACTCGCATCGCTTTCGATCATCCAAAAGATCGCAACGACCCGAAAAATTAACGGCGGCCACGGCGCAAATATTATCGTTATTTTGCCGGTCGGAAGAAGAGTCGAGGACACGCAATCGTCCGAAGATGACCAGTCGACAATGACCACGCGTGAGGATGCCGAAAAGCCAACGGAATCAACGGATGAAGCGCCTAAAACTACGAATGAACCATCGCATTCTATAAATCTTTCAAAAAATCACGTAATAGATACGGTCCCGGCCTGCGGTCTTAGAAACGCGTTACCAAGCGAAGTCTATTCCGCAATGGCGCGCTACTTCGAAGCAGACGAAATTTATAAATACTACGGAATCTTACTGCGGGCTAAGGCAAGCGTAGATCCGACGATCCTACTCGAAGAACATCCGCAGCCATTCGTCGAAGCGTGGCATGCAGCGATTCTCAAACGAAAACAGCAGAAAATTAGACGCTTTGACGACTACCTATACGCTAGCTTCCGTCAGGCCGCATGGACGGTAAAAGCCCGAGAAAATCGTGTGAAAAACGTTGGGCTATTGGCGGAGTTCGAAACGTTCCTCCAAACGTAGTTTAATTGTCTCAATTTGCGACAATTGCCGGAAGATGCAGATTGTAAAAGACGTTGACATACCGTTTAGTATCGTTGTATAATCGCACAAGATACATTCGATTTCGTGTCCGTAAAATGTCGGACCGTTATCGAAAATAAGTGTGCGTAAGGCTTTCGTAAGTAAATACGAACAGAATTTCGTAATAGGTTTCCGGTACCACGTCTGCCGGGGGTTCGAATCCCTCCGAGCGCGTCATAAGCATTAGACAGGTTTAGATTAATAAAATCTAAATAAGTTAAAAACCCTTGCCTCGCAAGGGTTTTCTTTATTTCCGCGGACTTATCGAAAACCTAAGAAAGCAATAAAAAACGTTATTATTTCATTTCATTTTGCACATGGCTTTTTACGCGATCGCTTTTTCGAGAGACGGCATTTGTTCAAACAATTCGAGTGTGTTTTGTGTATCTTCTTCTCGAAGTTCTTTCACCACATGTGCATAATATTTAAGGGCCGTATCAATACTAGCATGTCCTAACCGTTCCGACACATAATAAGCCGAAAACTGGTCGTCGATCTGTGCAAACGCTACGGCCTTTCTACAGACAAAATCGTACGCCATTACGATGTGACAAACAAAAACTTCCGGCACCGTGGGTGAGCGACTTAAGTTACAGCTTTCCGGAAACAAGTTAACAGCCTGCTCGGGAATAAAACCTTGTCGAACACGACGGCATCCACAAGCCAACCGAGCAAATCCACAGGAACTATTCATAAAAAAGGATCGTCTGGCTCAAACGTAAAGGCGCTTCAAAAACGTTTGATTGCTGCGGACGGTATTTACGGACCGGCTACCGAAAAGGCGCTCAAGGCTATTGAAGCGAAAAAGAAAAAATCATTATCAAGCGGTAAGAAATCGTCCTACACGCTGCCGGCCGGTATCTATAAAGTCAAAAGCCCGCTTATGAAAGGAACGGCTGTCCGGCAGATTCATGAGGCGTTAGCTGCCCTCTATTTCTACCCTGACAAGGGCGCTAAAAATAACGGCATTGATGGCTATTACGGGCAGCAGACGGCAAACGCGGTCAAACGGTTCCAGATGATGCATGGGCTTTATTTATGGGACGAAACGAAGGCGAAACATGAAGCATTATTGAAGTAA